TTGGATTATTTTTTTATATATAAATAATAATATCTACATTTGTGTCATGAGATTGGTCGAACAACATATAATCAAGCGAAGTTCAATATATTACAATGAACTTCAAGATCTGTTGCATAAGTGCAAGAACTTATACAACAAAGGATTGTATGTTGTTAGGCAACATTATTTTCAATATAAAGACGATAATACCGTTAAATACAAATACCTCAACTACTATTCTCTTGAAAAGAAGCTAAGAACAGAAAACGATGTAGACTATCGTGCTTTACCGTCACCGGTAGCCCAACAGGTATTGATGATGGTAGACCAGGATTTCAAGTCCTTCTTCAATCTTCTTAACAAGAAAAGCAGAGGCGAATATTCCGAGAAAGTAAGAATACCTAAGTATCTTGATAAAGATGGGATGTTTATAGCTGTTTTCCCTACAACAGCATTTTCTCAAAAATGGATAAGGCAAGGTATTATTAAGTTACCAAAACAATTCTCTTTTACCACAAGGACTAATAAACAGAATGTCCAACAACTCAGGTTCGTCCCTAAGAATGGATATATTATGCTTGAGATTGTATATAATAAGAAAGAGAAAGATCTTATGTATGATAATGGTAATTACCTTGGTATTGATCTTGGACTTAACAATCTTGCGTCTTGTGTATCAAATACCGGTTCCTGCTTTATCATCAACGGTAAGCCTCTAAAATCTATCAACCAGTATTACAATAAAAGACTAGCATATTTAAAATCAAGATTAAAAGACAATAAACAAGTCTCAAAACAAATAAAGTCATTAACCAACAAAAGGAATAACAAGATCAAGGATTATCTGCATAAAGCCAGTAGGGTATTGATTAATCACGTAGTTTCTAATGGCATTAATACGATCGTAATCGGTCATAACAGATGTTGGAAACAAGAGATCAATATCGGAAAACGAAACAACCAGAACTTTGTATCTATTCCTTTTAATATTTTTATCTCAATGATATCATATAAAGCTACATTTGAGGGTATTAATGTTAAGATCGTTGAGGAATCCTATACCTCGAAATGTAGTTTCTTGGATAACGAGAAGATTTGTAAGCATGAGGAATATGCCGGAAGACGTATCAAACGAGGATTGTTCAAAACATCTTCCGGTAATATTGTTAACGCCGATATCAATGGTGCATTTAACATTATCAGAAAATCGGCAAAAGAAGCCTTCGATGTAAGTAGCTTACCAGAAGGGAGAGGGTTTTGGTGGAACCCAGTACGGATTTCCGTATAGATATATACAATAGGTATATAATCACCTACCATTAAGTACCTAAAACACCACGGCATGTATACCGTTCCTAGTATCAAGGCTATCAAAATGCAACCAACCAACCTTACCCTCAAGCCTAAAGGGATATGGCAACATATCCTGATGATCCAAGATCAAGCCTCTAGCCTGTTCCGCCGTCATCGACTTGATATCAAAATCACCAGCCTTACCCAACACATGAGCGGATAGATAAACATCTTTCTTATCCTTAACTATCTGACAGATGTTGCATCTAAGACCACGCTGGGAAAACTGTCCTTGCTTATCCCAGTTATTACAATACATAGGCTGTTTGATTATATCCCTACGCAATATAAGTAAATTATGGAGAAACTCTGTGCCAAGGAACTGCCACGATCTTTCCTCCCACTTATTGTATGTATGAGGGCATACCAATTCCACTATGTCAAAATACGAACCTAATTCTTTTACAATATCATTCCTATCCATTTCAAGCCGGTTTAATCGTCCATTTCTGGGCGTAATTATTTTTTAATACATATATTTTCTCCATAGGTGTGACGGGTGATCCGTTTGACGAGCCTTTCACGAATCCTTCCGGTGCCTGCTCCGTGCCGGAAGGACGCTGGTTTTCGGTTGGAGAAGCAGCAGTATACATTCTTACCGAAAGACTATAGAACTGGTTCCTCTTCCCATCCTTAGCCACGGATGTCATAGTAATCTGATCCCATCCTACAACAAGGTCGTAGAAAGAGTTCACGAAATCATCTGATCGTTGTTGGCTATGAGTGGATCCATTCACGTTAAACCATATAATAGCCCTCATCTCATAAATATAATCCGGAAGCTTATCCATTCTAAGACTATTGCTATTAACTGCAATGAAACTAGTAAGATGCTCCAATCCCCTTCCAGACATATTATCATCATTCCAACCCGTCCTCCTTTCTCCACTTACCCAGTCATTTAAAAAATAAAAATCAGTAATGTTAGGATTTATCTTATCTACCTCGAAAGAAGGAAGGGTATTTATATCAAAATAATTCCACATATCAGAAGGGTCAGGATGTATTTTCAACGAAGTTAATTTAGGAAGATCATTAAACTCCTTTATATACCTATCCAAATAACATGAAGACAATTCAAGGGTTTGAAGATTTTTCATATTCTTTATATTCCTTATCCCGCTAGATTCTATATTCCTAAGATCAAGCATGTTAAACATATTTAAATAATACACCTCAGTCTTGCTGGTTATAGCCTCAGGCATTTCAGTCATTCTTTGCCCTACATTTTGAAAATCTATATAAGTTAACTTTTTGGATCTTGACAACTTGTCTACAGGCATACCGTCATTAACATACAGCGTATAGGATACGATCAAAAACTCAAGACCTGGAATATCTACGATCGGGAAAGCCGTCATCTTGCAAACTTGGATATTGGCATAATAAATATCACAAGTAAAATCTATCGACACAGCCCGTTGTACGTCCCTCCTCCCATCAGCGTAAGCATGATTATCCACAGGTACGTATTGCGATCCATCCTCCTTTCTGAACCACCATGTCGTATTGGGATTTTTACGGTATTGTATAGCCAAAGAACGGAATATGATACGATAATTATCCTGCCCTTGAACCTTGGTCATAGGAAACTGTTCCTTTATTCCATCCCCCCAATCCACATTAGCCATACCGGGCTTTCTGGATCTAAACTCAACAAACGTATTAAAAGGATTATCAACGACAGGATCGGGTACATAATTATAATCATCGGTATAATAATTTCTAAGTGCCCTATCCCATGTAGTGAACCACACGAACTTATTTGATGAAGCCTCATATTTATATAATGTCTTAGCCATTACCTATCTTGTTAAAATATTCTACAATAACATTCCTGTCCAATCCCATAGAATCACATAAATACTCCCCTTCAGGTTGACCCCCAAACGATAATACCTTATCCGTATCATGAGCTAAAACATCTCCATTGCCTACAAAGGTACGCCCATCGTCAAATACGATAAGCTTATATGGCTTATACGACCTCGTGTCAATATCAGAAGATCGTATTGACCTTAACACCGAAGCCTCTGGCGCCATACTAAACCTCCATCCATAATTATTCATAAGCACATAAACCATCTCCATAGGAGTCGACGGAGAGCCATTAGACTGACCCTTTATAAAACCAGAAGGCGCCTGTAATACGCCACTAGGTCTTTTATCATCAGGGATGGAAGCCCAATACATAATTAGATACAATCCATAAAACTGATTCCTTTTGCCATCGGAAGCAGAGGAAGACATAGTGAGATAATCAAACCCCATCACCTTCTCATATAATGTTGATATAAACGTATCACATCGACTTTGGGTCGACAAGGAGGTATGCATATTAAAACTACTCATAGATCTCATCTCATATATATAATCCGGTAGATTACTTACATCTATATTACTATAGCCATATGAGGCGTCAAGGTTAGTGATATTTTCCAGCCCCTTGCCGATCATATACGGATGCCAGCTCGCGACAGCCCCATACCATCTATTTATATGGTCGAAGGTCCTTAAGCTAGGATTTATCTTATCCACCTCATCCATAGCCGGGCATGTATTAGGGTCAAACGATGGCATGGCCACTCCCGGGGATATATATAATTCTTTTAGCTTGCTAAAAGACAGCCATTCCCTTGGATATACCCTAACCCTGCAACCTGCCAAAGATAATGTTACAAGATTAGGCCACATAGAGGGGAATTTCCTTATATTAGAAGACTCCGTATCATTAAAATCAGCCGTTCGACTTAAATTAATGCTTTTTAACTTAGTCAACCTATCCCAATCGTCTGGTATGGATGTCAATGTCCCTACACCTAATTCGTTAAGTATTATATACTCTATATTTACCGATCTACGTATCCTATCTTTAGGAATATCGGGTATATTCCCATTGCCGGTAATGGATAAGGTTAAGTTGATAATACTTGGGGCGTCTAATATCGGAAATCCTACCATCATTATCCTTCTTGTTTGAACGTATGTAATATCATTCGTAAAAGTCATGGTAATGACCCGCTCTTTATCTAGCCCATCAGCGTAAGAATGATTAGGCGCAGGGATATACTCACTCCCATCTTCCTTATAAAACCACCATGGATGGCTATACGGATTCTTACGATAACTTATATCCCTTCTCCTGAACATCAACCTATATCGCCCGTATATGGATTCGCTCCTATCCTTCACGAAAGGAAATTGCTCTTTATTCCCGTCACCCCAATCGACCTCGCACATGCCGGGGGTCTTGGAATGAAACTGTATACTCTCATTGTAATTATTCTCATCCAATATAGGATCAGGCACGTCATCAGTAGTATCATTCCTGTCAACGCCCCTAAAAGCATATTTGCCTTTAGTAAAAAAGGTTATAGACCCTTTATTCGTACCCATACATATCAACTTCATATCTCTCCCTCCTCTATTCTTCTAAAATACTCGACAACAGGTGAACTATCAAGCCCTAGATTACTACATATATCTATAGCCTCGTATTTATCGGCAAAACTGTACTTGGACATGCTTTCATCTAACACGTCTCCGCTAAACACGGATACATGGCCATCCTTTACGCCAAGAACGAACGGGGTGATCCTGGTCTTCCCCGCCCGCCGTGCCCTCGTAAGGGCAGCCTTAGAAGCCGGGGCAGGTGCCAAGATCCACGTCTGCCCATAGTTGTTGGTAAGTACATACACCTTCTCCATAGGCGTCGTAGGATTACCATTACTAACCCCCTTGACAAACCCATCAGGAGCCTGATAAACGCCAGACGGTCTCTTATTAGTAGGAGCTACGGCAGTATATAAATCTAAGGTAAGTTTATAAAACTGATTCCTGTTACCGTCAGAAGCCGTCTGTGACATCGTTATATAATCCCAGGACATCATCTTATCATAAAACGTGTTAACGAACGTATCAGCCCTCTCCTGCGTATTTATAAATCTACCACCATCACGCAAATCCCATACCCTAAATTCCCTTATCTCATACAAGTAATCCGGAAGATCGTCTACCGGCACCGTACTTGGAAAACAATATATCTGCCGAATCTTGTTCAACTTCCCTCCTACCAGATCTTGTTCCCATGAGCTACCACTACCCACAAAAGCAACACCTGTCTTATCATCCCCCACCTTATCCACCTCATCAAATACAGGTATATTATTCCTATCGCTTATAATATTTATATACACAGCCGGAATAGAATTAAAAGCCGGATCATAAGAAGGGATGTTACACCAATTGAAATTAAACTCGGTAAGATTCTTCCATTCAGAGAACCTTCTCCAATTAGAATCAGGATCATACCCGAAATTAAAAACGCCATTGCATCCGAAATGCCTCAGGTTTTTCATGTTCAAAAAACCTTCTGGCCAATTACTCCATACACCAGGATGAATAAAAGCCCCCATCTGTATATTACGAAGATTAACGCTCTTGCTTATCCTGTCATATGGGATATCGCCATTTTTTAAAACGGATCTAACCATAGCAAAATAAGTTATATCGGGAAGATTAGTTATAGGGAACTTATGAAGGACAATACCCTCCATATTAAATTCCCCATCAATTACGTTAGAGAACCTCATCGTAACCTCCCTACGCCTGATATCGCTATACTTATGTGGGGGAACCGGTATGTATTGTGAGCCATCCTCTTTCTTATACCACCATACGGTATCATCCGGATTCTTCTTATACTCAATGTCAAGAGACCTGAATACAATCCTATAACTACCATCAGATACCTTAACTAAAGGATATTGATCCTTCGTCCCGTCCCCCCAATCAACGTCCACGAATCCTGGCTTTCTTGTCGAGAACCTAAGATTGCGATTAAAAGCATCCGCTGATATTGTCGGATCGGGTATATAATCAGCGCCCTTACCATCATAACAAGGGAACCTGTCCTCATTTACTATAAACGTGACATAGGACGCTACCGTGTCGTATCCTACTAAAAAAGCCATAATATTAATTAATTGAGGTTATATCATAAGACACCCATTCCTTGTAGCCGTTAACCATCTCATATACCTTGTTGATGGTCTTGCATACGACAGCAAATCCGATATCCACGTTAGGGAACTTCTCGTTAAGCTCATCAATAGTAAGTTCCCTGGTAATACTCTCATTCCACTTCCTCATCTCCTTTACCTCCATAAGGGCCGGTTTTCCGGTTACGCCTACGCTCATCACCCATTCTCCCTCACGGTTGGAATCAGCCAGATCCGGGAAGATCGTAACACCAAAAAGATCGGAGAGGGTGAAGGTATCGCCGGTACGGGTGAAGGACGCCGCCGCCCCATGCGTAAGGATCACCTCGTTCACGGCCAACAGGCTCGTAAGTTTCTTGGCTCCTCCTGATACCGTGGCGTTAAACACGACAGTAACATTACCGGTAGCGCTATTAACGAACTTGATCTCATCCTTATCGCTATTTATAGCTTGTAAACGTGATCCAGATACGATATTCACGATCTCATAGTTCTTGTCATAAGTGCTCTGTAGCGTCACATTACCGTATTTAGTATCGATAAGAGTAATCCACTTAGCCTTGCCTCCTACTACCTCCACAAGCTTATAGAACACGTCATTACCGTCAGCGTCAACCCATCTAGCTATAGCTCCAGGAGTGAAATTAGTCACCTCCCGATCTTGGGTATAACTAACGGTGCTTTCCGTAGGCTTATTGGCTAAAGTAACGTAAAGACATTGTTCTACGTCAGCCTCCATCTTAACTATCCCAGCTCCATCGTAATAATAATCAGGTACGTTTTTCTCTCGTATCAACAAGATGGTACCTTCCTTAAGCTTGTCGGCATTGGTAGGATCATCCACAAAAGACTTCATCTGGATATAGGTATCAAAGATGATCGACGTACTCTTATCCTCTATCTTCTGGTTGATATCATCAACAATATTATTAATCTCATTTTTCGTATAATAAGAAGACAAATCCACCTTCGGACCTTCCTGCTCTAAAGCCTGAGTTCCATCCCACCAATAATCAGGCACATCCTGCTCCCTGATCCAGAAGCTGTCCCCCACACGGAGCTTAGCCGTGTTCTCAGGGGCCGACAGCCACTCATTCATGGCATCGACCGTATCAAAGATATACGCCGTGTTCTTGCCCTCGGCTATACGTCTTACGACAGCCAACTCGCTCTCGACATCGCTAAGTCTTTCCTTTATATTATTGATCTCCCGCTCCAGCTTATCATAATTATCCTCCTGATCTATAGCATCGCCTATAGACATATAGACCTCATTGGTGAGCTTATTATAAGTAATACGGGCTACTTTCTGATAAGAAGTCTTATATGTACTTGCCCCCTTACTAGTATTGCATATAAAATCATATGTGTTTTGATACACGACAGATCCTCCGGTATTGATAAAGTTATACCCATCCTGTCTCATCGTACCGCCCTTATACCCTACAAGCTCAAAAGAACACTTACCAGTACCTTTGGATCCAAACCATGTGGAGTAGGCTATAAACTGAGTCTCTTCAGGTAATATATCATAATATTGAGCACGAAGATCCTTTACCGACATCCATACACATTCCTTGCCTGATCCGGTATTGTCTCCTCCCCATTTAAGTACGCTTCTTACATGATCGTCATTATTACCTGGACCAGCGAATCCTACGCCTAAATTATCTATGGTAGGAACATTCGAGTTAAGAGCCTCTGTCATGGTATCCAAATCCCTTCCTGAACTTCCGTCCCACAAATATCTGAACGTAACGAAATCCACGTCACCGATCTTAATACCACCGGTATTGCTAGGATATGTTTTAGTCACCAGCTCATAATACCACTTCCCGCCCCTAAACGTGACTCTTATTCTCTCCACTTGCCTTGGAGATATAGATACGTACGATCCTCCAACAGAGACGCTGGCGTCATCTTCGGCACGGGTAGCGCCTTCTTTTGGCTCCTCCGGGTCTACCGGAGTATAGATCGTGGCTTGCTTATCACCTGTATTGATGACAACGATATAATAGCTATCACCTTCCAGACCTTGCTCATGAGCCATCGTAACAAACCCCTGTTCGCTTTCCGGCCTCCATTCGACTACAACCATATGTTTGTCCATAGGTATACCAGATACGCTATTAACGTAGTTAGTTGATGACATGAAAACAGCATGGTCATCGTAAGCCTGATCCACACGCTGATGTTTGGTGGCCAGACTATCAAGACGTGATATCTCAATGGGGTCGATAACCTCAACCCCATTATAATCATACCACTTATATCCTATCATCGTATTCTCACGACGATATTTCCTTTTTCTTATGACCTGACCTCCAGCTAAGGCGTCAATCATAAAATAATCATTACATACTTTAACCATAGCCATTCAGATTAACAGGTTTGACATAAACAAGCCACGATAGTAGCGCCATCGGGGATGGAGGTCAGTGTCGTACCTGCCGGGTAGGTAGGAGAGGATGACTCCATCACCATTAACGACGTCCGCTCAACGACCATATCGTTATCCACCAACCGACTTCCCTCCACATAGAACCGGCCATCGGCTACCTCATAGCACTCTCGCACCGGAACCATATGTCTTTGGCTTTTATCAGTGTAATCGCATATCGTGACCTTAGCCCCATCAGGAATAGAAGACAACTCATCTCCAACACCGTAATCCGGATGATCTGAATATACCACATAAAGCTTGGACTTAATATCCTGCAATGCAGGATTGACCGTCCTAAAGCCCTTTAGATGGATCTTATGCCCCCCGATCTCATAACAATCATCTACATCCATGATATTGAGATCACAGCTAATAACGGTCCATCCGTCTATAACAGATTGCGTAGGTGTAGTATTTAATCTATATGCTGGATCAGTAGACTCTACGATCTTATAATCAAATGTCTTGAGATCAAGATTACCGTTAAGAGACTCTTGCCTCCGGATCTTTACCGTACCATTGCCGGTATCATAACAGGTCTCGGTAGTATCTATAAGCCGATCCATGTAATCCGGCTCTTCGCATTCGATACGAGTAAAATTAGATGGCAAAGAGATATATTGAGTACCAATCTTGATATCATTATCCGTAGAACTCAATACATGATGATTATACGACCTAACATGATTTAAAGGGTTGATAACGTAAGTGGATTTAATTCTTACCGATCCTCCTGGAGTCGAGTAACATTCTATCGCACTTCTGGTAATACGATCATCCAACCTTTCTATGGCACACCTTTCACGGATAAAAACCGATGGGATGCTATTCATCCTATCCCCTAGACCATATCCGTTATCAGACGAGTCCACAATCTCCCAGAACTGGTTTCTTTTCCCAAGATCACCATCATAAGACACCACATGTCTCATACGTATGCTCCCGTTTGATGTCCTATAACATTCCTCGATATCAATAGGCATTCTGTCTTCCATATCCGTGAAATCACAAGACACCAAAGACCATCCGGTAGGCAGGGTGGATATCCGCTGTCCCGGGGCGAAACCGCCGTTATCCGAATCCAGTACCTCGTAGCGGACGTGGCGCTCGTTTGCCTTGGCATCATAAGACACGACTCTCCTTACCTTGACATTACCCTCACCGCTATCATAACATTCCACGAAAGACTCGATATCACGATCCTCCATATCCTCCATCTCGCACACCATGCGATCCCATCCTCCAGGTATGGCATTATATATCCTATCCACGAGAATATCGGGATTCTCAGATCGTGTAACGACATAAACAGCGCCCCTTATATCTATATCTCCATCATAAGACGTTATTCTTAATACCTGTACACGACCTTTATCTGTATTATAGCATTCTTTCCTTGACTGAAGCATTCTATCCTCAAAGTCAACGAAATCACAAGGAACCAAAGAGAATCCGTCGGGGAGGGTAGCTAGGGCGGCTCCTGGGACAAAGTCTGCGTTATCGGAGTCCACTACCTCGAAACGTGTGTATCTGGCCTTTATCTTGGAGTCATACGACACCATCCTTCGAAGTTTAACGTTTCCGCTACCGCTGTCATAACACTCTATATAGGATTTGATATCTCTCTCCTCCATATCGTCAAAATCACAGACTACCCTTATCCAAGTGTCTGGCAAGGAACTGAAGCTGGCGCCCTCAGGTTGTGACGGATCGGTAGTCTCCAGGACTTTATAACTCTTATCCCTAACTCCTATATTCCCGTCCCATGACGTAAGAACCTCCAGCTTCACCTTACCGGCCGGTGTCTTATAACATTCTATAGTTACCTCAATATCCCGGTCCTCCATATCCGTGAAGTCGCAAACAACCTCAACCCAGTCATCGCTTATATTAGTGATAAATTCTCCTACAGGATTCTCAGGATCGGTACTTTGCTTGATGCGATACCATTCCTTTCTGGTACCCATCTCATAATCAAATATCTTATATCCCTCTATCTGTACTCTCCCGGTACCGGTATCAAAGCATTTAAGAACCGGTATTATCTCCCTTTGAGTCATATCAGGGAAATCACATACTATACGATTCCATGTATCAGGTATCTTGTCATACTCCGTACCGATAGGGTTACTATCGTCGGTCGTATTCACCACCTCGTAGTGGGATACCTCGGGGTTCAGGCGGGGATCAACCGACTCCACGCCCTCAATCTGAACCTTACCGCCTTCCGTGGCATAACATTTGCTTACAAATATCAACTCCCGATCGGTCATCTCCGCTATGCTACAATCTATAGCTACCCACTCGGCAGGAACTTTGTCCAATTCCGTACCAATAGGCGTATCAACATCTGAAGAGTTGATGATAAATATCTTCTCGGCCAGTATCTCTCCCTTATTATTCATATAGGTATGGATACGAGCCTCTACCTGACCACCCGGCGTGCGATAGCATTGGTTGACAATCGACACACGCGCGTCCTTGATGTTAATGAACTGATAGTCCTTTCTAGGGACATCGCTTACAAGTCTCTTTACTCCTTTATCATCGAAGTACACGTAACACCCGTCATTCCTCATCATGACCGGATACGTCTTTCCGTCTATCACAACCCCTGAGAAGTCATCTGGCGGAACGGAGAAACCCATGCTTCCGAATATAGAAGCCAGTCTCTTTAAATACTCATTAATAGCGGACATACTACAATATTTAAGTTCTTATGCCTCAAAGTTAATAAAAAAAGGGGAAGAATTGAATCTCTCCCCTTTAGGAATTATATGAACGCAAAAAAGGTCGTTCTTATTTAGGTTCGGTCACGATAGCCGGACCAAGACCAGCAGCAGCACCGATCATATTAATCATCTCCTGAACGCCCTCATGAGCGCCGTAACGTACACGTAAGATCAAGTTGATAGGATCATCAGCGATAACCTTTCCGAATCCCTGAGCGTATCTATGAGGATTGAGCGTAATCTGGAAGTCAACGTACTGAGCCGTTTGCTCTACACGGCTATATTCGTTCATGAACGTCCGCCCCATGAAATCCTGATGTTTCGGGAATCCATTGAAGTGAGCGTACCCCTTAAGCTCATCATCCATCATATTGCCTCCTACGTGAGTACGCGGGGCTTTGCTGGACAGTCTCTCGAAATGAAGCTGATCCCACCAGATAGGAGAACCCTCATCCAAAGAATCGGGGTAACCGCCACTAGCACCTACGATCTCAACGCTATCCTCGATATAAGTCATTTGATCCATCAAGCACTCTGATGGAGATAACAACATTCCCTTGCCACGGAAACGGATACCGCACTTGCAGTTACTACCAAGCTCTTGTGCTGATTCCAATTTCTTCCACATCCTGTTGCGGTATGATGCCGGAGCCTCGCTGGTGAAGAATCCTTCAAATACCTTGTCACACTCATCGCACAACATATTGGTATATACCTCTGTCTGGAAACTATGCTGGCAAGCCGCAGGAGTACCGTAATCCGTGATCTCCAGTTCCGGGAACGCCTGCTTGATTTCCTCTAAAGCGCTTTCGCCACACTCGTTGTCCGGGATCGTGATATAATACTTCTCCTTAGATACCTTGCAAGATCCGCAAGCTGACCAAGAAGCGGTACGAACCGTAGGATTCTCACACATATCAGAAGTCTTGGCGACATAATAGATAACCGTAGTAGGATTAGCGTCTACGAATGTCTTGATCTCATTATCGGTCAATTTCTTTGACGTAGCGGCGATATAAAGACCAGTGCCCTTGATCTGGCTCATCTTACTAACCGTATCGGAAACCACGTTAGGAAGAGACTCGATAGTAGAAGACATGTCAACGCCATCATCCTCCAACGAAACGGAATACAGGTATCCGCCCTTAACCTCAGTATAGCTAGGAGGGCATTCCTCGCATCCTTTCATGATAGAGATCAGACGTTGAGTATAGTCATTAGGCTTAGCCCCTTTCTTCATCACCTTATAACGTGACATGCTGCCGTTGATGCTCTCACGAACGATCTTCAATCCCGGATACTGGGCACGAACCTCAGCCAAGGCCAGGTCATCACCAGTATCGCAAACCTCCATACAATAGAAGTTCACGTCCTCCGTCTCAGGCTCCGTAGCCTCGTTAGTACATCTTGTAACCGGAGTGATATCAATATAATCAGATACCTTACCACCTCCAGCGATAGGCTGATTCTTCATCCTCTCGATACACTTCAATACGGCGGGTAACAAATCAACCTCCTCGCAAGGATCGCACTCCTCGCATTGATTTGGCGTATTATCACAATCATCCAAAAGAATGGCGTCATTAATCTCTACACGACCCTCCTCATATCCAAGAAGCTCAAAGGCACGACCAGCGAGAACCAAGCGGATAGCGATACGGTCGCCCTTGGATACGGAGAAAGCCGTGTCATCAGACACACCGTTGTATCCTAAGATAACATCATCGACATAAGCATGATCTTTCTTCGGCCAAGAAGCGTAGATCTCCGTGATCTCATTCAACGAGAACAAAGGCGTGGGAAAATCCTTATCATATATAGAGCGGGAAGCCGCTTGTTCATTACGACCGATACGGATCTCATAACGCTTATCATTACGAGGCTTACCGGTAAAATCAGTAACGGCCTTACAACCGTTCTCGGAAGTATCTTTAGTATCGTAAATACCGATCTGTCCTTCCTTCAAGAAGATGGAATCAACATCCACCATCTTAGCGTGTGGGGATACGAAAAGTACCCGGTCTTGCGGTCTGTGCAACATATTATCAATATTTAGTTTAAAAAAATTATTTACCTAACGCAAACATAATAATAAAGACGATCACGACAATAAAGTACAGCCATGAGTATATAAATATTAATACGGATTACATTTTTTGTAAAGCTACTCTATTAAAACAAATCCATATTCATTTATAATATTATCAACATCATTAGATGACAATGAAAACCACTCTCCTGAAATCCTCTTGTCGGAAAACTTATCATGCAAACATCTCTCTATATCACCTTTTACACAAGCTATGATACTTAACCCTGGATTAGCGCATCTTAAATCCCTCTCTCTCTTCTTTACATTAAACGTCTTACCTATTTTAATATCCTTACTTAAACCATCGACAGCCAAATAGGTGAATATATTACAATCATGATCATCATCTACATCATTTACCAATATATCAATTATATCATCGACAGATTCGAATATACCCATTTTTATAAACTTACATATATCCTTTTGAATACAAACAATCCTTTCCGATTCTTGCTTGGTGTATAAAAACTTATCACATTCACCGGTAACAGTCTTATTTATAGCAAAAATTATTCTCTCAATATCATCGGAGCTAAAAAATGAAGACAGATACCTATACATATCACTATACTCGTTTCCTCCCCTTATATATATAATAGCGTCATTGCTTATATCTGATCTTCCAAACATTTTTATACATTCATTATATATAGATGGATGTAATTCCATGGCGACCATCATCCATATCTCTTTAGCACACATAACCAACCTATTCGATCCTCTACCGGTAGATTTATACACCCCAAGCGATTTTAATGTCTTGACAAGAGAGGTATTGTCTACGTCATTAATAAAACTTGATAAAGATATACCTCTTATATACTTGTCTTTTATAACATAATATATACGCTCAGAACTATTCCTATTGGATAAAATTCCCTCTATCCTCTTATCACTCCATCCTTCTACGATCCTCTTTCTTAAATAAGCCTCTTGCAAGTCAGTCAAAGACATAAATGATGTTTCTTCATCACATCTAATAGGTACACCGAATAAAATTTTACTACTTGAAATCATATCATAATATTTTACACAATTAAATATTATGCAAATATAGGACTAAAAAAGCAAAAACACACATACCATGAAATAAAAAAAAAGACCCGCCTATTTCTAGGCAGGTCTTTCTATCAAACTAACGTTGTTTATTTAAAAGAAGCCACATTATCCTTATCCATTCTATATCTATACAATTCATTCTCATTAAGGTTGAATTGTTTAGCGACCATGTCCAGAATCTCCTCCACTAAAGGATCGGGCAGCTCCGGGTCGATGTCCGTAGATTGGATACCGGCGGCGTTGATATACCCCGACAGGTCCACCCTGACAGGACGGCGGTAGTACGTCATTTTAACCTCCTCGGTACGGAAGCCTGACTCGTAGACCACGACCTTACCGTTCCCTATGGAGTAGAATGTCTCCCGATAGTCGTAAGAAGGGCGGTTATTATCATCCCCAAGAAGCTCATGGATATTCTCGTTCTTAGCCTCCCACATAACGAAATCAGCGGCCTCACATCCTTTGTACGAGAAAACGCCTTTTATGTTAGAAAACCATAGATAGTCGTCAGGTAAGTTAAAGGACGTAGACTCAGGGTCATCCATCCTACCCGCATTATCCAACGACATCCAATAAACAAGAAGGTTTTGGATGGAGCGTATAGTCTCGTCATCCTTCCTATTTAGATAGTACTTAACCAACCGGTCTTGGGCCTCGTTGAACAACAGCACGAACCTTCCCGGATCCAGCTTAATCCCGCCATTGGCCAGATTCTGCTCGTTCTTCTGCAAAGACCTTAGATACGCTTCTTGGATTGTCATCGCTATTCCTCCTTAACCTTATCACCTTCCTCTACGTCATCCTTCTTCTTAATATCCTTAACCTTCTTGGTCTTGGACTTATCATCGATATTAGACATAGATATGATCTCCTCATACTCATCCAATACATTAGCCTTTATGTTAATAAAGTCTTTCTTGGTAGCCAAGAACTCGGCGGATGTCCGAACGTCAGGTCCTATGATCTGGCCATTATATTGTAATCCGGATGGAGTCATATTGATACGACCATTTCGTTGAAGGACGTTTACGATACGGTAAAACTCAAGAACTTCCTTGAAATCACCTTCCAATGACCGATCCCAGATATCAAGCAGATAATCAACATTGGTCTTCTTCTCATTCATCCAGTTTGATAGAGATCCTGTATAATACTCATCCTCCGTGAAATCCGGGCGAGTTACGATACCGATGTAAAGAAGAAGATCGATGATAGCCTGACGATCGTCGCCGCCTTTCTTAAGGGCGCTGATAAACTTATAGCTGATGTTCATCTTATTGATCTCACGCTGCTGAACGAAATCCTTCATATTGTCTTTCTCCACGAAACAGAACATGGAGTTCATGAAGACAGGATCGCCATCCATTTCCTGAGGAGTCAACATGCCGGAAAATACAGCCAGATATAAATAAAATAGATCTACGGTATTAGCCGTATTATAAACCTTACCCATGAAAATCTTATCCTTAGCGTCATCCCAAAATTCTAAATTGGTTTGAGATAGATCCATCTGCGACATTTCCTCGAAAGGCTTCATGATATTATCTACCCGCTGTTTGACGAGCCTGTCGATCTCATTCTTGTCAAGACCATTATAGCATCTTGATCTTGGATAAAAACCGGTGTTATAGGCCTTGGAGAAATCATCCCAAGGGCAACATACGTGAGTGGCGTTCTCCGGGAACGGAGCTTTAGCTATATTAGCGTCTTGAAAGGCCTGAGGAGCACTTCCATCGTGTTTGCCTACAACCTCATATAAGGTATCTGACATGATATTGAAACCGTTTACCTCGGCCAATACCTTCCTTGATTTTAAAATTTCTTTCATTTCCTTTTTTTGCGTTACTTTTTAAAAAAAAGAGGAGAGGAATATCCTCCCCTCTAAAAACCAAATTACATATATGAAAAAACTTATCCGAAGTAGTTCGGTTGAAGCTCGATAATCAAGAACTTACTATTATCCATAACCCATGCTGCGGAAGCAGAGTGGCACCAGAATTGCTCTTTCATGCCCGGCAAGGATGATACGATCTCATTACCGTTGGCTTTGTGTGCCCAACGACCGTATTCATAACCCCACCACATACTTACACCTTCTGGTTTGATATAGAATACGTTGTTGTTCATATTACCTAACTTAGCGTTAGCCGTATTAGGAATAGCGGAATACGCGTTAGTCGATCCAGCGTCAGTGATATTCTCGATAATACAAGAATAAGAGGATCTAGGATACATGCCATTCACCAACTCGCTACGATCTGTCATGTCGGCGTAATCCAAAGAAGGATCATGCTCGAACTCAACATTACCGATGCCCGGGATGAAAGCTCCCTTAACCTGAACAGGACCTAAGATCATGGCGTCGTTAGTACCGGAAATAGGATTAGAAGGCAACATCCTATCGCTTCCCATACCCCAGCTTAAGTTCTGCAAGGTAGTGAAGAACGATTCCCTGATCAACTTCTCTAAGTTAATCATAGCCATAGCTCCTACCTTGAACTTAATCTTACGTTCCGTAATAGGAAGATCCTGACGTCCACGGAAAATATAAGCTGCGGCAGCCATAAGCGTATCCTTAGTAATACCCATCGGGCGGCTATAGTAGATAGTGTAACCACGGCGAAGCTGACGATAGATACCTTCATTCAAATGGATAGGACCATTTTGATCCATGATAATACCACCTTCTTGCCACATCAACTGTCTAGCTTCCAGCTTAACCAACTCAGCCATACAGAACACCTCCAACGTAGAGGCTACTTTAGCTGTACGCAAATCAAGTCTACCATTAACAGTCTTACCGATAATAGCCAGATCAGGAATATTACCCTCATACTCACTTCTCATGGCATTCATACGACGAAGAGCGGTCTCCACAAACTCTGAAGTGCTGTTCTGGGCGGCCTGCATGGACTTCATACCAGCATACATAGTTGTCTCTCCTTCAACACCACGGTGGTTTCCTAAACGGAACTCACAGGTCATGGAACCGGCCTTGTCAGCTCCAGATACCTTAGAGAACTGAGTGCTGTACTCACCAAGAGCATGACCGATCTTCCAATAACGGATACCCGGACGTAATTTCTCTTTAGGGAAGTATTTAGCCTTACCACCGATAACACGACACCAATAACGTGTCAAGTCACCTTCTGTCTTAGACGGGATCTCGCCTGATATAAGGATATTACAACCATTAGCGGCATCATAGGTAATAACATCATAAGCCGTAAACTCAGATGTATTCAAAACGATATCAAACAAGCTACCATCAATGCCAGGTTTCAGGTGATGACCTGAAGTATCCTCTGCCGTAACGACAGCAAATGTCTTTGTAACAGGAAGATCATAACGGAAAGAAGCTCCAATACCGTTAACGGAGATCGTAGCGCCGTTATTAATCATACCCATATACATCGGGACAGGATAGTTAGCGATATTAGAGAACAAGTTCAACAGACCCAAATGATTCTTGTCAGGATCCTCGTAATACCAGCTCGCCAATGAGCCTAAGTTATGCTCTACAAGCGAAGTCTTATAGTTCTTGGCATCGGTAAAGGCAATAACATTATCGCCATTCACGGTAGCCGGGAAACTTTTTGTCAAAAATGGATTCATTTTCAATATATTTAAACGTTATACACTCTTTGATCCACTCAGATCAAGGAAGTTAGCTTCTATAGTATCGTTATCGATATTATTTTTATTCTGCTTTCCTCCCTTATTGCCAGAAAGAAGAGTGATGGTCTTCTTATTGACCTCCATCTTAGCCTTGTTAGTCTTCTGTTTAAGGAACTCGTCCTTATTCATCAAGAACAAAGCCAGATCAGCGGCCATGTCCGGATTCTTGATAGCCTCCGAATAAGCTTTATCTATAGCCGTATGACCTTGATTGTCTATCGGCTTGGTAACGAAATCGACAGCCTTACCTATCATCGTGTCAGTCAACTGGAATCCTGAGCTTATAGACGTCTTAAGACCTTTCTTATAGATCTTCATCTGCTCAATCAACTCCTGTTTCCTTTTCTCGGATTTTTTCTTCTCCTCCTCGATAAGGTTATCCATCTCCTTTTTCAGGATATCATGGAACTTATTGGCCTTGGACTCAATAAACTCATCGCCCTTGCCGATCATCATCTCCATATTATCCTTTATCTCATCTTCCGGCATACCCAACATCTTATAATAATGCTGGATAACCGCAAGCTGATCATTTTTATTACTCATATCAAGGTTATCCAACGGAGCCTGAATACTCTGATATTGGCTTAATAGTTGGCCAACGTTACCACCGGCCTTATCCACCTCTATCATCTTCTTCATGAAATCAGACATCGAGCCGGTATCAACCTTATCCTTTAACAACTCATCAGCCTTATCCTTGATCAATCCCTCCACTATATCGAGTAAATCATCCTCTTTAGTGATAGTAGAAAGATCGACCGGTTTATCATCTACCATAATATCTAGGTTCTCGATACTGTCTATGATACCTCTGGCGGCCATCTTCTCCAAGAAAGATTTCCCGTTAAACCCTGATACCACGTTATTATTATCAGCACCGCCTTCGCCAAAGGAATCAGGGTCTGGGTTGGTAGCATCGCCGCCCTTATCCCCGCCACCGTCAGCCGCTCCGCCGTCGGCAGGCTCTTCCTTGGAATCACCTATAGGATTACCATCCTTATCATATTTACCCTCGATATTATTCTTATCGCCATCACCGTCACCACGGCAAAAAAGTTCCTCGACACTCATGGTCTTAAAACCCTTAGCGAAATCACCCATGTCATTCATACAATTTCCTTTTTTGCTTTTTACAAAATTATCATTAATCTAATTACCAATTAAATCAAACCCATTATAGTATATGACAGAATTTTACGCCAAAATGATTACAGATTTTGTAAAAATATTTACAAAACTTGTAATCAATTCTTGTTTATTATTGACGTAAACCTATCTGTATCAGAACGTTTGTTCCTAGCATCTATCTCCTTTTCTTTTAATTCTAGTTTCCTTTTCTCTATCTCCTCACGAGATCTTCGCTCAGCCTCGGCATTAGCCTGTCTGGTTCTCATATCCTCCTCACGGATATCCAGATCCCTTTCCTTCAAGGCTCGATCCGCTATAGCTTCCACATAATCCATACCCTCTTCGTTATCTTGTGTCCTAGCCGCTTGACCGGCGGCCATTATGCTCTTACCCCGTAAATCGAAGTTACCCTTGATATAAGCCAGCTCCTTCTCCTTCTCATGCTCGTCATTACGGGCCTGTTGATCGGCCTCGGCTTTTTGCTGTACAAGTCGTTGTTGATTCTGGTACTCCTCCTGTCTTACACGATCTGCGTAAGATCTGGCATCCCTTCCTATCTGATTCATCTCAGCCGTCGAGTTAGCATTCATCATTCTAGTGATATCAAGCAAGTCATTGCCCAAAGTATTCGTCTGTAATATATATTGCTTCAAATTCTCCAATTCCAGACGTTTCTTGGAATTAGAGACAGCCATAACATTAAGATGACGTAACGACAAGCTATTATCCGTAAGACTGACGTAAGCCAAGGACAGATCGCTGTTCCTGTACATCACGGTCCAATCGTATCCTTCCTTCTGGCATACTTGAGCCACGGCTAGATGAATATCCAATGTCCGTTTCTTGAAGTCATCGAAATCATTAAAGTAAGTCTGGGTCTGTAGCATAGTAGCGTTAACTCCCTGTTTTACGCCCGTAGAACTCTCGTATCTAGTTGACTGACCCATCGCTTGCTCGGATATACCTATCATCCTATAAGCCATCATATAGGCGTAAGACGCCATTTCCATACGGGATCTTATCTGATCCGTATTAGTAAGATCATATACACCGAACTGATTATATATGCTGCTCATCTGCGGATTCTGGTAAGGATTGTTTGTGTCATTACCACCTACACCCATAAATGAGACGGACTTAACGATCTGCATAAAAGTAGCCAAAGCTCCCTTCTTGTCCATCATATCCTTATATTCCGTAGGCAGGAATCCTAAGTCGCCTAAGAAGAACTTACCGATCTCCTTCTCGGCGTTATTGTATAGCTGGTTCATAGCAAGGTTATACATCATCTGGAACGGCTGTATGCGATCAGCGAGACTAGCCCCTATAAATCCAGAAACCGGAATGACATAATCATACAGACTGCTATCACCATGTATCTGATGAGGTATTGGATCCCCACCAATATATATAGGCTTATCCATTAAATTACCTCCGGTGATCTTAACGCCAAACCTAACCTCAGGGACATACTCCAAGATATAGGTGTTCACCTCAGGCTCACTGACGGCTTCTGCCATGACCCTCTTCACTTTCTTTATACCATTCTTCTCCAAGAACTCCGGGAGAAGCTCATCTGTCACAAGCTCCTGATCCACCATTCCGGTCTCCGTCATGTAAGTTATTAAGAATATCGGTTTCATGGATACCCAATATCCCTCCATGACTCTAAAAAGACGGGAATCTATCTCATATCTCTTGCCATTGGACATGTCAGAGTTAAAATAGCCAAAGGGATGGAAGCGGGGCAAGAAGCGGGGCTGGGTGTGCTCCTCCCCGTCAGGTCCGAAGGTATGGTACTCTCCCATCGGCACACCATAATAGTCCTCAGCGGCGACTATAGACTCATAGTCATGGTATCCTTTCCATGGAATAACCTCATTCTCATACATACCGGTAATAGAAGGCTTCTTTTTCTTCTGATCATACCTAGTACCGTCATTGGATACCCATCCCTCGTAATCATCATCACCTCCCATAATCCGGCGCTTATCCTTAGCCGTCATCTTATGACCGTATTTTGATATCAACTCAACACCCTCGTAATAATGAAGACGACCTACATAAGATCCATATTGCGGGTATTTTACATCAGGATGGAAAACCTCCATAGGACTCCATACCTCCGGACGGTAGTAATCGAAACCAACGAAATGATTCCGGAACATCTTTCCGCTAAGAAGACGATCCCGGAAATTCTCCCTGTCAAGCTCATCCATATAAAACCTGCTACGATCAGCCTCGATCGTATGATCTCCCCATACAGCCGCCTGCGTCTTCCATCTGGTACTCATGAACCTCTGGATATCATCTGGTGTCATAGACACCTTAGCTTGTTGAATTTGCTCTGCGTAAGCCTGACGTTCCTCCTCGGAATTAAACTCATTGTATGTAGGATCAAGCCCGGCTTCTACAAGACGCTGATTGACGATAATATCCCACTGTTCTTGTATATGGCGATGAAGTAAGTTTGACATCGTATCCTCATACTCACTTATAGCCATATCCCCTACCTCATTAACCGTATACTTATCCTGTAGGTTTGTCAACCATCCCTCAAAAGCGTTTACAATACCACCTATGATATCATAATGCTTCAAGAAAGAGGGTATCCTTATATCACTCCTTAACTTCTGTACGTTCCTTAACTGAGGGATAACATCCGCCATCTCCATAAAAGATAACTTACCATCCGCCATCAGATAATAGTCACGGTACATTTGGTTACGATCATACTGTTTCAATCCTATCGCCTCAAGAGCATCCATACAATCCTCCTTCCATTTCCTGTTCTTTTTCTTCGTGGAAATAGCCTGAGGAGGTAATCCTAATAGCGCCCCTTTTGCCGGAAACGAATGATCTCTATTGAAAATCTCCATGTCAATCTAATTTGTTTTTAGCAAAGATAAGTTATTAAGCAACACTAAACTACCGAAACGCACCTATAGATACCGATCTAAAGGCAGAGGCATATATCTCATGGTGCTTATAAGCGTCTTCCTTGCGGGCGTTATTCATCTCATCTATCTTCGATTTAGGCATGTAGTTATTATCATCAAAATACCTAGCGAGAACCAACGCATGCCCGAAGGCTATTATCCTATCGACGTTCAATCCGGGCTTATACTGTATTATCTCATCCAATAGGGCTATATCATCGATCAGCTCAATACCCTTGACAGTTATATCAAGACCAGTACTATCATCATATCCGATAACGAAATCCTGCCAACAGTAATCCACGACACACGAGAATAGCAGGTTCTGGTTACCGGGGGTAGGATATAGCCCCAGCTTGCTATTCTGCCGGGAGCCGGCCTTCACATACTTATTGGCTATTGCCTCACCAGCGAATAAGAAGAAAGATGCCGGCATACCACTCTTCCGGTTAAGGTATTGCTCATACATCTGGTCAGCGTTCTCCATAAGGCATATAGCACCATATCCCTTCTGAAGCACCTCGCACGTACGGCAGAATTGGTCTATAGATGATGGGCGGGATACGTATGAAGCCACTATTCTATAGGCATAAGGATCTCGAATACCGACACGCCTTTTGAATACATAAAAAGCTCCTAATGAAGGGGTATCAGACTTGGCCTGTTTATAAGGGTCGCAATTGTGAACAGATATATTCCTTAATAGATAATTATTCGTATCACATTCAAAATTATACACAGGACCAGTATACTTCTCTTTAGTTATAGATGATATCCTGACATATATATACTTATTGTCATTACTAATAAATATACCTGTGGAAGGGCTTTTTCTTGTGATGGTATCCATACATACTTTAGACAATTTAGATATATAATCAGGGGTTAATGTCTCAACCAACTTCCTGAAATACACAGTATAGTTATGACCTGTCCTCAAATGATAGCATGGTCTTTGAGATTTAATCTTATTTCCATCTATATATTCAGTCCTATTTTTTTTCATTATAGATATACCTCCAACTATTCCAAGAGACAATAATATATCCTGTATACCCTCAAGAAGATCCATACTTACACTTACGAAATCCATGCCTGAATAATTACGAAAATCATTATAAACAGACCCATCCGTATCCATGTATCCATGAATTAAACTAACCTTCATACTAAAAGGAAGATATTTAGCAAATTCAGGAATATATTTACCATAACAATACTTGCCAAAATTATTAACAAGCCACTCACTTAGATAAGCATGTTTAAAAGATAACTCCCAATTACCCTTTCTACCTCTCTCCGAAGGTTTAACCCCAAAAAGACTATCTACAACCCTATAATATCTATCTCTCTCTTCTGGATAATCAAAACATATAGCCATCCCTACACGACACTGTCTATCAATCCATCCATTTCCAAGCCACATCCCTACAAACCACCAAAAATCATCAGAAAGCATATAATCCCTAAATCCTGGAATGTCCATTCTTTCTTCGGCATACATATTAGGAATCCTTGTCCACTGTCCCTCTTTTATATCCTTGACAGGTATGTAATCAAATTTGAATAAATCTTCCCTAACCCTTCTTTCTACAGTCTTATGATCCGATACAAAAATAGGATGCTCAGAAGTAAATCTATTTATTCTTACACCATTATACATCTTTATCGAATAAAGATCCTCTTCGACCATATTTCTGACAAGTCTCTTGCGTATCCTAACATTATCCCCTTCGTTATTAACCAATAAATCATCATAGTCAACATCCTCTACATTCTTATATCCATCAGAAGTCAATACCCTTTCTCCTGGAGGCATACATCCAGCAACATAAATAAAATCATCAAACCTATTAGATTGAGGCATCTCGAATATCTGGACAGGAGCGTCGATAACACCTCCACTAAACGGAAAACCAGCTAGCTGTTTATTAGATTTCGTAGTACCAAGCTTATTGCCCGATTCAAGAAAAACATCACACAGCATGCCACTATATTGACCCGACTCAAGAAGATCGTTCTTATGCTTGATAGCGTACTCAACCGGGAACAGATTTTGAGAAGAGCTTAAAAAACAGTCATCAATCGTAAAAGGATAGAACATAGTATGAGAGGTATAGGCTACCCTGTCCTTTGTAGAAAGCTTCTTCCGTTCCTCATTAAGCTTATTGGTACTAGCCTCGAAATCCGTGGCGTCAATCTTAATCTTATTAAGTTTCTTATCATCAGATTTCCCTAAATAATCACCCAAACCTATAGTTACCTTGACACCAGAGTTTGCCATTTGTCCCGGGACAAACATCGCCCATTTCCGTTCTTTCCATGTTTTTCCTTTCATGGCTCTACGGTTTAGGATATCCCAGTCCATGACCAGAAGGTTATATGTCTCGGGATCGGAGAACATCTCTTGAGCGTCCTTAGACAACTCCACCTCACCACCGGTACCGGCCAAGATAGGACTAAGACGCCAGCCATAAGGCGTGTCGTAGGATGGCATGGCGGCCGTGTAAGGCTTCTTTATCGGACCTTTGCCTACCTCGTCGAAAATAGCCGTAGCCGGTGTCAAACCAGCCGTCTTCTGCGTGGAGGTCTTCCTACCCATGTTGATGTTGGCTATAGAGATAATGGCATGGATATCACGTACACCATTGGACATCCTCTTGCCTAATGTAACTCCCGAACTCCAGTCGGTCTTGGTTCTGTTGATCCTGAAAAAAGGATGCACATGATCAAGACCATACTCACAATACTCGCCGATATTGGATAAGTCACTGTCGCTGAATCCTACTACAGAATGACTAAGACCGATAGTCATCGTAGCGTTCATCTGGAGAAGTGATGACATGATGGTCGTATTATGGGATACGACAAAATTGGTAGTAAGAAACTGATGAGATTTATTATCTACCTCAATACAAGTAGCCTTATACTTCCCGTAATAATCTATATCATATATCCTAAGCCTATCGTGAGTCTTAGATATATACATATCGTCACCATCCATGACACAATAATACCCCATAGACCAAAATATTTTCCTTACAAAGGATATAATATACTCGCTTTTATAAACGACCTTAAAACGATCGTCACCGGTATTTATACCGCAAGCGATCTTCATAAACGATCCTATGAACAACTCTTTCTGTTTTTTGGATGAATAAATAATATCATCCATCTCCTTCTTGCTTAGCTCAAAGATCCTGTCGGTAGCTCCACAAAGGAAGGAGGCGGCCAGAGACCCCATGAGCTGGGGCGATATCAGCCACCGCCGCTCAGGGAAATCTACCGCTTCCCCAATATCTATAGTCATTTTGGAGAAGTCAGAATGGATGATACCCATAGTGCTCATAACCTTATAATCACCATGATACTTGACTTTCCACTGGTGCTGCCCGCAACACACCACGCTGCGACCGTCCTCAAAGGTCACTTTGTACGTATCAACGAATCCCTGAGGATATACGCTCACTATAGTCGTAAGCTTACCATCATCACCATATATGATATCCCCGATATCGGCGAATCCTATTTTCTTAGATCCATGAGGAGTATATATCAGCTCCGAGTCCAGAAGAGCCTTGCCAAAACGACGAGTACCAAACATTCCCAACCCTTTCTTCTCCATACGGGCACGTTGGTACATCTCGGCGAAAAACCATTCGTTATCACGCAAACGACTGATCGCTGGCACACGTTCCCCGTTTGGAAGATCCTGGAATACGGGAAAGAAATTAACATGCCAATAAAGCCATGGAGGGATGAACGTACCATTGATAGTCACCCCGTACTTGACCTTATAAGCCTCTTCTTTAAAGAACTGCTTAACATCGTCATCCTGATCCTCCCAACCGAACAGATCGTTCCATACAGGAGGATTTTTCATGTTTACATAAAATTCTGGACTCGTACTTAGACTCATTTTATAATATCCTTTAAAACAGACTCGATTCCACCAGAAACCTGACCCTTACGTTCCTTTTTCTGGACATTGCTTACAGACCTATATACATCCATGATCCCACTTTTCTCCATATAAGAATCATTCCATGTATTTATCTTATCGATTAATTTTGATATGAAGTCAAATGCCCTTGCCATATTCTCCGGCTTCTCCTTGTCCCAAGGATGCTTATCAATATAAGTCTTAGCGTCATTTATAGCCTTAGCTATGACCTCAAGATTGTCGTTAACCCGATCAGCGTCCTTACTCGTCGGCTTTCGTCTTCCCTGTGGCATTGGCTTTCATGTCCTTAAATTCGTTATACTGCTTCATAAGAAGCTCATAAGATTGAACAACCCCGATCTTACTTACTTCCTTCACGCTCATGTCATGGAACATATCCTCAAGCTCCTTGTCAGCGTATCTCAGACGTTCCTTGTCATCATAAAACACGAATCCAGATGTTCTGTCTTCTATAATGCTCTTGGCGGTGGACGCATATGTCGTATCTAAATCCAGATCCATACCGAAGCTGGTAGCCAACTGGATTATGAACATCAACCTAGAATTGACTTTTACAGCCTCTATATTCAACATCTGTATCTTATGGGTCATCTCATGAAGAACGACAAAATCCTCCTCTTTTATCAACGAAGATGATTTAAGGGCTATCTTCTTAGTCCTATCCTCAATATCGCTATACAGACGCTTGCTCTCACGTTTTATGGCTATCCAATGCCTTATATGGGTATCCGCCTCTTCTTTAAGATAATCTCTAATCTCTGTTTTTATATCTTTATCTTCCATATTACGTATTATAATCATTGTTGTTTAACTCAATCTCATCACTGATACTCTGATCTATTATTCTTAATAAATCTCTGGTGCTAATATCCCGCAAGAAGCGTACGTTACCACCATTAGCCTTAGCAACTCTCCTTAAAGCGGAGTAAAGTATATCACCCAGCGAATATTCGGGTAACTCACGGCAACCGACTTCCATGACAATAAGAGCATGGATACGATCATCTATCTTACTTCTTACAGGACTTCGCATAGTATTTACTTATAAGCTTCCCCTATAATACGTAGCGGGAAATGTTTGAAATTACGTTCAGGATCATCCTTCGTATAACCCATAAGAGATAGATGTTTCTCAAAATGGCCTTCCGTATATTTTGAGGTATCTAATGTCATCCTAAATATAGTTCTATTCTCATTGTCAGGATGTTTGTTATATGATACATCTCCCATACATCCACATCCAAGATGATGCTCCTTGACATGGAAACCATCTTTATGGGTGATAAATAACACGATTTCTATCTTATCACCTATTTTATGATCAAAAATATTTAGATAAAACTCGCTCTCGTCATCCGTAAGTCCTATATCAAAGGAATCATTAGGGCACTCGATATTAAAATCGTTATGATCGGCCGTTATCACCTCCATAGCATTCCATTTGGCTTTCTCTCCTTCCACGAACTTCAATGGGCATACCTCGGTCTTCATCCAAGCTTTCTCCTTGATAAAACAACCACACAACGAGCATCCAGGTCTTCCAATCAATCTATGGAATAATACCTTAGGCGGCAATTTAAAGAACCTGATATTAGAAGAGTTCTTAGGACATTTCTTGCATAAATCAAGACGATTCTTGTACCACTCCGGATAATCCTTCTCATCCTTAGGAATCCTGCCCAATAAACTGTCTTCCCAAGCTTGGGCTATTACTTGGGCTTTACCGATTGTTTGCATATTATTTCTTAAATTGTTTTTGTTGAAAATCCTGTAATTGTTCCCATGTCATTCCATACCGACATTGATACATGGCCTCATGGTTATCACGTATAAGAGGATCTCCGTTCTTCAACCCCTCCATATACTCTATCGCCTTAATCTTCTTATCCAGACAATCAAGCTCAATAGGCATCCTTTCATCCGGATAACGATTACCTTCCTTGACAAATATCCGGCGTATCTTATCACGCCTTACACGCATCTCTCGGAGATTGCATATAACGTATCCGATAAACGGGATTCTGATAGATATATTGTCAGTATATTTAGCTAGGTGATGGATGTAAGATACGGATGCTTTCATGCACCACTCTACCTGTTGTTTGGTAAACTTCCCATCAGATCTTCTCACCACCTCATCGACAATATCCCTGTCAAAAGAAATAAGACTTCTACCCATCAATGTTTAACTTATTTCTCTTGAACACGAATCCCATTACACGGGTATCATCACCCTCCCCATCAAGAATAAAATAGTTACGTAAGCTTCTCATCTCAATAGACAGCTCACGGGTACGGAAGTTCCCGTTCTTCTTGTCCACCAGAAAACCCCCACGTTTAAGCTCGTTGTTCAGGACAGCGACGTAAGATTCCTTCTGTCCATGACAATCCATGTACTTAGCCCTGGTATCATCAGAGTATCCGTAGTTGATGTAGAAAGAAAGTAAGTTTATCGTCCTTTCGGTAATCAAGCTCCTACCCCTAGAATCCAGATAGCCGTTGTATATCCTTAAGAACTGCTGGATCATATCCAGCCTAGTGTCGTAAGGCAACGCAAATACGAAAGCTTTCCTCTGTTCCGACATATAAAATTAGTTTTCAGCAAAACTACTTAAAAAAAATATCGTTGTCAAGAAATTATGCCATAATCAACATAATATATGCTGATTAACATGTATTTAAGAACATCCAAATGGGAAAAGGCGGTGGAAGTGGCAGAGGAAAGCCAGATAAGTCCACCGTAAGCCACGGCAATGAGGCCAGTGGAGCACAGACCATACATGCCTCCGAGCGGCGGTGGACAGCCCTATCCTGCCTCACGGGACATGACCACCCATTTTCCCTTTGGATTCCTTCTTGCTATGTTATGGGATATAAAGCCAAGGGGAAATGGGAAGCCTTGGGCGATGGAGCCTGCCGTAGAAGATACGGACGGCCGGAGCGCGAGCGATCGTACAAGACCTCGCTTTTTCTTCTTTGGCTTATGCTCCACCCGATCTCCCTACCGGGGTATCGGCTTCCGGTATAGGATACGGCTTCTACCAGGTTTAGCCTGCGGTATCCTGCCTGACGGCACCATACCTTGGCGGTATAGGATACGGCTTCTACCAGGTTTAGCCTGCGGTATCCTGCCTGACGGCATCATACCTTGGCGGTAAAAAGCAATGTTTTATTAAATAGAGACTTTAAGTGGAGTACACAGGAACTCGACGTCAGGAGAGATTCTGTGTACGGATAGAGATATTAGAAAGTAGTATATGTTTATAGAGTTAATTATATTTAATAAATATACCTATTAACGCGCGCGTAACAAGTGTTGTGTCAAAAATGATCTTCCACAAACACAGTGATTTACCCTCTCTAATTTATTACGATAATTTCGTATAAACAACAAATGGGTGACCCTCACAGGCTACCCATCCATCCGAATAACTTGTTTCGTATTGATGAAACTTGTATATTCGCAGCAAAAAAAATAAACTATGGGAACAAAGATAGGAATTTTACATATAATGAAATCAAATTTCGATAAGATTATTACCGAAAGATATACTCCACGTAATATTCAGGCCAAAAAAGATGAGCTAGGATGCGTAAAACTTCCAGCCGGGTCACTTATATGCCCAGTCGATTTCAAACCTGTTACCAATAAGGAAGGCAAAAAAGTGACAGCTATAAAATATTCATTGAAACATGAGGAGTATCATGGATCAGGTATTCAGATCAGTGATGAATGTAAGATGGCAATGATATATCTTATTATCATAAACGTATTCAAACATGTGTTTCTAAGAAATAGAATGCATGGCGGGAATAGAGATCAGATAGAGATCAATACTAAAGATTTTATTGATATCCTATCAGATGGATGCGCTTATTTCTGCTACCGCCATGTGTTAAGGGATTCTCATGAGGATATGAACTACCAGCTTATAAGCTTAAAGGCTTGGGCTGAAGGAGAGATTATGATAGCTTTATCAGATATCATAAAATACAAGCATAAGGCTAGTAAGACCCCAAGGATAAAGGATATGTTTGTAAAGAAAGGAGAATCTGTATATACCTGCCTTGATAAAAATCTTGATTCGAATACCAGAAGATGGATGGCTAACAAAAGTCGTAAATTAAATAGAGTCAAGATGTTATCAAAAATAATATTCTCAGCTAGAAACAGAAATATAAATAAGATATATAAGGTAACTAAAAAAAGAACTGTCAAATTCAATGTGTCATATCTTATGGATAGATTGAATATAAAGTTATCAAAAGAAGGTATGATGCTAATATCCCAAAGAACGGTATATCGGATGATAAAAGAAGTTCTTAGTATGTGCTGTAAGACTATATCCGATTTATATGATGAGGTAAAGAAAAACAACGGAATAGTTAATACCAAAGACAGGAAAAATGTAACTATCGGACACCTAAGACTATCATACAGAGGAACGATAATGTATATAATCATCGCCGAAGATTTTATAAAAGACGTCTTTTTAGGGGTAAAAGGGTCCGAGATGAGTAAAGCTGGATGATTTGAGTATCAGATATAAAATTTAATATTTACATATTATTCACATTTATTTTTAATAGTTAATTATAACTATTCGTATCTTTGTACCATAAACATAAAAAGATATGGTAAAAGAAGATTTTAAAAATGAAAACGACCTCCTTCGTCATATTATGACGGTGGATAAAAACGTGGAGCAGGGTCGTGCCTTGAAGAAGATTTTCACCACTAGGGAGAATCTGTTTATTACCGGTAGAGCTGGTAGTGGTAAAAGTACGTTCATGAGACGTATCGTAAAGTTCTTGGGTAAGTGCGTTATCGTAGCCCCAACTGGAGTAGCGGCGTTGAATGCCGGAGGACAGACCATTCATTCGTTCTTCTCTATAAAGAACGATCCGTACGTACCCGGGTTCGAGCATGGGATGCTGTCGAACAAGATCGAGGTCGGAGGGTTCGTGAAGTCGAAAGTAAAGAGACTGGACACGATAATAATAGATGAGGTGAGCATGGTACGCCCTGACCTCCTCGACGAGATGGCGGACATACTGCGGCAGTCGAAGCGAAGCAAGAACCCGTTCGGAGGAGTTAGGATCATAATGTTCGGAGACCTATCCCAGCTCCCCCCAGTTGTCACGGAGGATGACATCATTGATAGGTATTACGACAGCCATTTCTTCTTCTCGTCGAAGGCGCTCAGGGCGTCCGGGTTCTCTGTGATCAAATTCAATAGGGTGTTTCGGCAGAACGATAACGAGATATTGACCGTCCTAGAGGATATACGTAACGGAGTGATAACAGAAGAGTCGAAGAGGATAATGGAATCAAGGGTTATGGTTCCGGAGAACATGGATGATGTTGTCATCGTGTGCTCGACGAACAAGGAGGCTTCCGTGATCAATAACGAGAACCTGTCGAAGCTGTCTGGCAAGAGCTACGAGTTCGAGGCCGAGGTAGTCGGAGACAGACCGAACGCACCGTGCGAGGACAAGCTGGTTGTCAAGGTGGGCGCAAAGGTCCTGATAACACGGAACGGGTGTGGTTACGTGAACGGTTCTACTGGAATCATAACGAGTATAGACGAGAAGGAAGAGGTCATATCGGTTAAGTTGGGTGACGGGAGTGAGGTAGACGTACGAAAGGAAAGATGGGATAAGTTCAAGTACAGGACAGTGGACGGTTCCTTGGAGAAGATGTCGTGTGGGTATATCATACAATATCCTATAAGGCTAGGGTACTCGATCACTAGCCATAAGTGTATAGATGAAGATTCACCTATATTCACCGACAATGGGATAAAGCCGATGAAGGATATCTCTGTTGGCGATATGGTCAATATAGGAAACGGGGAATACAGGAAGGTATTGGACAAGGTGTATTCAGGGAAGAAGGATACCATCAGGATAACGACTAATTTCGGGTATGAGATATGTTGCACGCCTGACCATAAAATCTTGGATAGCGACCTTGCATTTAAAAGGGCTGGTGAGTTTAATATAGGTGAGTTCATACCCGTAGCAAGAAAAGTAAGCGTGCCGGATATTGATAATCACAACCTGTCCATCGATTGGCTTATTGGTTATATAATAGGTGATGGATCATACGGTATCAGGCAAAAATCAAAATCAAGGATAGATATATCAGTTGGGTCTACTAATAAGAATATGGATGCATATGACACATTGTCGAAATGTTTGGATTATTTGAGAATACCTTACAATGTATATAACAAGAAGTCTATAAGTTCGACATATGGGATTGAATATAATTTCGTAATAGAGAATAAGAAGTTCAGGGAAAAACTTCTATCTATGGGTCTTGGGGACGAGACTAAAGAGGATAAGAGGATTCCAGAGTATATATATAAATCTGGTTTTCAGGAAAAATCGGATCTAATAAGAGGCTTGTTCGATTCTGATGGATGTTGCTCTATTGGTAATAGAACGATAAGATTGAGCCAAAGCAATATCCATATCATAAAATCCGTACAACTTCTTTTGCTTGAGTTTGGAATTATATCAAGCATCCATTTCCAAGACGTTAAGAAATGGTATCCTGGCGCTAGGGGTAATTATTGCCTATTCATAAAAAAGAGCAGCGTAAGAAGATTTGCGAAATACATAAATTTCAATATAGGATACCTAAGGAACTCTTGCGATGAATTTGCAAAAGTCGGGAACGTAAAATTCGACAGGGTTCCAAATATCGATCTGTTCAAGAAAGAATGCCTATATGGTTCCAACGTTAGGAGAAAGATGTACATGATGACATATCTTGACTATAATACGTTAAGGATGGCCGATAGCTTGAATGATTATTTCGATAAGATAGAAAAGAATGATTACTTCTTCGATGTCGTTAAAAGCGTGGAATCGACAGGAGTGAAGGATACATACGATATAGAGGTCGATATAGACCATCATTTCGTTTCAGGTGGAATAATATGCAGTAATAGCCAGGGTATGACTCTGGATAGCGTGTATGTGAATATAACGAGGGCTTTCGAGATCGGACAGGTGTACACCGCATTGTCGAGATGCAAGTCAATAGGAGGCCTTTATCTGAAATCCGTGCCGAATGATGACATGATAGCGTTGAGCGACAAGATAGCATCCTTCATGGAGAGGTGTGAGGAGAACGGAGGTACGTTCAGACCTGAGAGCGTAAGGGATCTGGGAGTTGAGATGTTCGATATGAAGAAAGACGTGTTTAATTTCGATGAATTTGGGTTATAATGGCTAAGAAAGAACTTTTTTCAGACGTAGATGAATTAGTATCATCTTTAAATAAAGAGCTTGGAGAAGGCTCGATAATGAACTTCGGCGATGATAAGCCTATAATATCCATACCAAGGGAAAGCACTGGATCGCTGGTGGTGGATAAGGCCCTCGGCGGCGGATGGGCGGTAGGTCGGATTCATGAGCTGGTCGGGATGGAGTCTTGTGGCAAGACTATGATGTGTACGTTAAGTATGATCGAGTTCCAGAAAAAACATCCAGATAAGCTGGTAGCTATAATAGACGTGGAGAACGCTTTCGATATTGAGTACGCTAGGAAAATGGGATTAGATATAAACCGGTTTTTGATCTCCCAACCAAGCTACGGGGAGCTGGCTATTGACATCACAGCCAAGTTAGTCGAGTCTGGGAAGGTCGGATTTATTGTCGTAGATTCTGTAGCCAATCTGGTACCGAAGAAGGAGATAGAGGGCGATATGGAAGACAGCAACATGGGATTGCAGGCTCGTTTGATGTCTAAAGCCATGAGGGTTCTTACAGGAATCGTAAACAAAAGCGACTGTGTTCTGGTATTCATCAATCAGTACCGAGAGAAGATCGGTGTTATATACGGCGATCCTAAGGTAACGACCGGAGGTAACGCCCTTAAGTTCTATGCCTCTATCCGTATGGAGATGGCGAGAAAGAAGGTTATATTAGGAGAGGACGGATCTTCAGTAGGTCATGAGGTTAGGATAAAGGTTCTGAAGAACAAGACAGCCGTTCCGTTCCAAATAGCAGAGACAGCCTTGTATTATGGCGTGGGGTTTGATAAGGAACTTGAACTTTTGAAGTTATGCGAGGAAACCGGTATCTTTACCCGTAAAGGATCATGGTACTGGTACGGGGATGTCCGGGTAGGAAATGGGGTGGATAATACGTTAAGTATCATGAGAGATAATCAAGAATTGTGTCAAGAGTTAAGAACTAAATTGAATTTGTAATCATGGCAATAGGAGTAAAATTTGTAGACGTAATACCATCCAGCGTAGAGAACGCTGTCGAGGTTAAGAAGGGGGATGTAAAGAACTATCTGTTCGTAGGTATTCCCATGAGTGAATTTATCGGGAAGAGATATGAGTATGAGGGATTCATATACATGTGCCTACAGGGTGTCACCGGTGGTACGGAACTTGGCGGCGATATAGCCATAGCCGTATTAAGACCGGTTCGACCAGCGACAGGACAGGCTTCTTATCATTTGGTATCGTATACGCCTCTCACATATACGAGATCTGATGTAGCGATATTACTTAGAAATGGCGATTTTAAGGTTGTTAAACGAGACGATTGTAATCTTATCTAATATGGGAACATATATCTCGATAAAATCAACGGTAAACGCATTCAGGTACGGTATTGATCCTATACCTGAATGGTTCGATAAGATATCTAACAAGACCGATGAGGTTGATGTTATGGTTGAAGGGAATAAGGTAAAGGCATTGGATATAAGGCTAGAAAATGGCATTCTACGGGCTTTTTACGGTTATTATATAGGTATGTATCCGGATGACTCAATACAGGTGTTCAGACCGGAGGATTTCCATTCATTATATACGTTGAAGTTATGAATATATCAATAGGTATAGATCCGGGTATAGACACCGGAGGATTGTCCATGATCCCGGAGAACGGGGAGATTAAGGTAATTATGACTCCAAGGATATCGGCTAAGGGGGATATAGACCTTAGGGCTATATCAAGCTTCCTCCTAGATGCCGCTGACAAGATCCAAGAAGAGGGCGGTGGGACGCTGGCGATCGCCGTCGAGGACGTCCATAGCATCCACAACAGCTCGGCAGCCAGCAACTTCACCTTTGGCGGGAGACGTCGGGAACCAAATGCGCTTTTTGCGATGATGGTGGAGATGATGGAACGATACGGATCGCACCCTGATGTCAGGTTCATGTTCGAGGAGGTGCAACCAAAGACCTGGCAGAAGGAGCTTCATACGACAGCCGATCGGGTGTATACGGCGGCGAAGTTAGACACGAAGGCTACCTCCATCCGATGCGCCATGCGCCTTTTCCCTTTGGTGTCTTTCATAAAACCATGGTCAGGTAAAGGAGTTCAACCTACCAAGATACAAGATGGGATGTGTGACGCTACGCTTATAGCCGAATATATTAGACGTAAGTTTAAGTTATTTTAATACTATTGAGCGTTTATTGTATTTGAGTTAATATAATTATGATTACATTTGCGATGTAATAAAAAGTAGTTCGTTATGCTTATAAGATGCTTGTCGAAATCATTAAATGAGAAGTTGAGTAAATTGGAGCTGGTTGTTAAAAATGTCGGATCTAATTCACTTTATAAGAATATTAAGATAGATATTGTCAATAATCTGGCTTATATCACTTCCGTAAACGCCAAGGTATGTGTTATAGAGCGATTGGAGGTCGAGGCTGACTCTAACTTCTCTTTCTTGGTAGAGGCAAGCTCTTTTATTAAGTTCATGAAAAAACAGAAGAATTGTGAGATTACGATACTGCTTTCGGATAGAAAAGATCAGATCACGATCCACTACGCTTCTGGTGAGTATAGTTGTCCGGCTTTTGATATCAATACATTCCCGCAGGTACATAAGATACTTGATGGAGGAATTAAGGTTAAGATGAGCGATTATGTTTCGGTTCTTAACAAAGCCAGCGATTATACGGAGGTAGATGACTTTTATCCATGCATCGAGAATGTGGTTATTGATATTGATGATATTAATATTAATATAGTAAGTACGGATAGAAATACTATTTACAGGTATTTTGTCCCTAATCAGGATAAGGTAGAGAAGATGTTTATCCCGGTATCGAACGAATCCGCGATATTGCTTGATAAGCATATCAATAAGTCATCGGATATGTTGTCTATAAAAGTGGATGATACTAAGACTTATTTCTCTACGCCTGATATGGATATGTATGAGACCCATTTTGAGGGTAATTATCCAAATTGGAGGTTCGTGGACGAGCATTTTGTCAAAACAAGTACCTATGTCTTTGATAAGGATCTACTCGTCCAGGCCCTCCAAAATAATATTAAGGTAAATGAGTTTGATCATTGTAAGTTGATATTCACTGAAAAAGGATGCGGTATTATGTCAGAGAACCCTATGTCTGGAAGATCTTGTAAGGAAAGGCTTACGGCTTTATCGCATAACGGTAATGATATTATATGCGATGTGCTATGTGGTAGGTATCTTGGTATAGTTAAAAGCATACCATGGAATAGGATCGTTATCGAGCATGACCATAAATCTCATTTCAACAAGATTTATGGGGAGGATAATAAGAACGAGTATTTCTTGTCATCATCAATTATTGTTTAATTTTTAAATATATATAATATAACCCCAAATAGTATTAAACCGATATAGTTGTATTATAAAGATTTAATATATCTCGAAAGAGGTCGGGTTATTAGCCTAAGCCTTGAAATAGAGGCTACGTTGGTTGAGAATGATATAGTTACCAGAGGATGTTTACCCAAGTCCTCTGCTCTAAGGTAGATGGTTAAAAGGAGTAGCGTATTTGACAAAACAGTGCTGTCTATAAAAACCTTTTCCAACATTGGCGATTGGTACTTACAGAAAGCAATTCCTGACTTATCCCTCTAACATGGGATTTACATCTTCCAAGGAGGCTTAAAGGTCTCCGAGGGGATGTATTAAAATGAATAAATAGTTTTTAATATATTTAACAGGATTTTTAATATGGGAGTTAGAGAAAATTCATCAGGTGGTAATAACCATTACTTTAAAGTAAGTGGTAGCGGATTGTTATATCAGTCATCAAGAGAGCCAAAGGAAGGTTTCGAGGAGCATATAAACGAGAAGACCGGAGCCGTTTCTTATTGGAGGGTATTCTGGAACGGTATCGAAGGTTATTTGTCTGATATCAATGTGCGAGAAGTGGAGTTCAATGGGATAAAAGCCAAATACGTGTCCATAAAGATAAGTGATGAGGATGGTAATTATTTCATAAACGTTCCTTTGATGACTCAAAAAGGAGGTATTAATAATTACGTGAAGTCACTGGTAAGGTACTTGCCTAATATTGACCTAAAACGTAAGGTGGTAATAAATCCTGCTCATGCTAGAAAAGGAGATCAATATGCCCCAGGTAATTTTTTTATCTCATATGCTAGGGAAACTCCTGATGGAAGGGATGAGCTTATACAGCAATATTATAAGAATGGTCAGAATGGATGGCCTGACAGAGTTAAGAGTACTGATATAATGGGGAATAAGAAGTTTGATTATACTGCCCAAGATGCTTTCGCCTATCAGGTACTTAATAAATACATTCAAAGCATTAAGACAGATGGGGTGAAACCCGCTCAGTCGGCAAGCCAAAACAACGTTGGTGAGGCTACAACGCAAACGCCCCCACCGTCATATCAGCCGCAAGCCCAGCCGCAGACGCCTCCTCCATCATACCAGCAGGCTCCTCCTCAGACAGCCCAAGCTCTTTCTTTTGGAGGTCAGCAACAACCTCCTCAATATCCTCCTTTTGGAGACGATAGTGACCTACCTTTTTGATTAACTAATTGAAAATGAATAATTTAATGGAAAGTAATTTTAATATATCTACTAAAGTGAACCGTGTCTCGATGCCTACCCAAAATAAGGTAGATACGGTTATGAAGAACTTAGGGCATCGACCTTGTGTAGCGTATTCCGAGGAAAAGAATATGTATTATAAGGATGGAGAATGGGTAGCGTCAGATCTTGACGCTACTATCTTACCTCTTAGGGAGATGTTCGAAAAGACATCTGATTTGAAGTTAGGATTGAAGATCGTTTATTTAATAATAAAATTATAGTATGGCTACGATTGAAGATATCAAAAAACTTCTGGAGAGTAAGTCATTTACATCAGCCAGAGATCTTGAAGAATTTGAGGAAAAACCGGATGATAAGCTTGATGAGGTTCACATGAATTGCGATCCAATGGTAGGGATAGTTGAGAAAGATGGTAAAATTTTTCTCAACTCTTTAAAATTCTCTAAGGCATGGAACTCATTGGGGAAGGATATTCCTATCAAGCAAGGTAATGCCTTCCCGTTGGGTCAAGGTGATGTTCTTGATATAGACACAGGCATATCGGCCTCATTCCCGGATGATACTGTCGGGATGGTTATGATGCTCCCATCGTTCACCAACGATACAGGCCTCACTTTGGTAGGATCACCGTTCGTTTTCTCTAATAACGAGAATATTACGATCAGAGTCTCTAATGTCCGTAAGGATATAGCTATAGTCGAGAAAGATAAGCATATAGCTGAGTTAATTATAGTCGGCAAGATAAAGGCCGATATTCGTAGAACTTATAAAAGTGTTGAGGATGTTCGGATTGAAGATAGTAAAGAGTAGTTATATAAATACTCTAAAACAGGATCTTGATGAAGCTATTAGCTATTCAAGTAGATTAAAAAGAAATTATGAGGATGCTCGTAGTAAGATAACGGAATTGGAGGAAAAAGAAAGATATCTTAATACGCTTGTGGATTCTCTTGATATGGATATAGAATCAAAGGATTCTCATATCGTTAAGATGGGGAATGAGCTTAGTAAATCAAGAGATCTATATAATGAGTCGGTAAAAGAGAAAGAGACTCTTAAACGGGCTTATATGGATATAGAGAAGAAACATAAACTATCATCTAAATTACTCGATGAGGCTAGAAGAAGGTACAAGGAAATAGAGGGGCAAAATAAGGCTATGTCAGATCGTATCCAGTATCTGGAAAATCATATTGATCCTGAGGCTTTAGATGGTGATGTGTCTGATGAGGTTATTGTTGAGGAGGATAAGATGGACCCTAATTCAGGTCATATCGATATACCTGAAAATAATATCTCTGAGGTTACTGGTACCGATGCCGGCAATGACGTAAATGTCGAGAATAAAACTGAGGAGAAGAAGAAATCTAAGAAACGTAAAAAGACTAAGAAAAATGAATAAGATCTTGTTTTTCTTGTTAACGTTATTTACCTTAGCGGCTGTCGGATGTAGTACATCTAGAACCTATTATACGGAGTACGATACTACTGATATATCTTATGTGGTGGATTCCATAGTATCTTCCGGAACCGTGATGGGCCAATGGAAGGAGTGGAAGTTTACGCTGGATGACGGCCGGGTCGATAACTTTGGTTTCACCGCCCTGTACGACGCCAAGGGAAAAGCTAGAGGGTCAATACAGGTTAGGCAAAGATCCGATACGTTTAATATCAAGATAATAGACTATCATAAAAAAGATAAAAAATGAGTTACGGACTAGGTTACATACCATCACCAGCGGATGATAGGGACGCTATCATGAATATGCAACATGAGGCTGTTCCTGATGAGTATAAGATCAATAATGTCGATAGCGTGGTAGATCAAGGTTCTTCCCCTATTTGCGCAGCCGTAAGCCTGGCTGAGATCCTTAACTGGAGAAAAGCTATAAAGGATATCAAAAGACCAGCTAAAATATCTCCTTACGATATATATGATCTGAGAGAGGATAAGGACCAGGACGGGATGGTTCTTCGTGATGCTATCAAGTCTATCAAGAACGTAGGCGTAGATGGGGAGAAAATAAACAGTTACGCTAGGATCATAGATCCGGTATCAGCTAAGGTAGCGTTGATGCTGAATGGGCCTCTGGTTATAGGTCTGTATTGCTATAATTATGGTAATCGGTTCTGGCAAGGCCAAGGACAGAACTTGGGAGGCCATGCTGTTATCCTCACCGGCTGGGACAAGGCCGGCTTCGTCCTACAGAACAGTTGGGGGACGGGATGGGGTAGGTCTGGTGTAGAGACGTTCCCGTTCGATGATTGGTGCTATATGCTAGAATGTTGGACAATAGTTTCATAACTTTACTATATAAACTTCGAGAAATTCCGTCCCACATCCTCTTGTGAAAGACGATGTGGTATATTTAGGACCCGTAGCTCAATCGGTAAGAGCAATTGGCTCATAACCAGTAGGTTGTCGGTTAAAGTCCGGCCGGGTCCACAGTTGGATTAATAGAGTTTGTCATTAGATTTAGAGTTTAGATTTTGTTTGATGTCCTTGTCCGGGAGGATCGGGACATATGGATCCGAGGATCATTGGATGATTACCATAATATTGGAGATGCTGGTTCGATTCCAGCCGGATTCACTAAAATATTGTTTGGTAATTATATACAATTTATAGATCTTTGAATAAAGGGGAGTTAATTTAACGGATAGAATTTACGATTCCTAATCGTAGCATGGATAAGGGTTCGATTCCCCCACTCCCCACATGGTGTTTTATTAAACATATTCCCGTAGGTCGGTAATCAACGATAACCGGTAGACAGCCTACGGGAATCAATAAAATCTTACGTGCTTAAGATCGCTTTCAGTTCTATTTTTCGTGTGTAATCTATAGGAGGGTAGCACGGCCCTCCTATTTATAATAACTATTTGGGATGGATATTAATCAGATAAAAAAGTATCTACCAGCAGGATGGGATGTGATTGATCTAATAGATCACGGTATAATCGATCTTGATATCATGAATGGTAAGATGATGGGGGAATATGTGGCTATGTTGATGATAAGGTCTTGTGAGAAGGCTACTAAGTCATATACCTTAACTAGTTTCTCGTTCCATGATAAAGATATGGATAAGTTGAGGATGTTGATAGGTAATGCTATAATGGCGGTAGGATATAGGAATAATCCTCTTAATGGAGATGGGAACACGGCGATCAAATAAAGGTGCTGAATATACTGAGAGAGGGATATTGGATATCCTTAACAGACAGTTCTTGGTGTCTCCTAGATGGATTATAAACAACTTATATGTCTATAACTGGGAGTCTGATTATCTGGCTATAACCAGATCTATGTACGCTTATGAGGTTGAGGTTAAGATCTCGCTTGCTGACTACAACAAGGATTTCGAGAAACAGGAAAAGCACCAAGTAATGCAAGGCTGGTTCGAGGTCCGGAAGCAAGCCCTATACGAGACCGGGGACTGGGTCAGGTACGGCCGGCCCAACTACTTCTACTACTGCGTACCGGATGGGTTGGTTGATCCTAAGGACATACCTCCGTACGCTGGGCTTGCTTATGTTTGTGGCAGGAATTTGAGAAAGGTCAAGGATGCCCCTATCCTGCACCGTGATAAATTTGACCCCGAAGCTTATAAGATGGCTGACAAATTCTACTACAATTGGTGGAATGAGAGACGTAAGGCCAGACAGATAGAAGGGAAGGATATGAAAGACGAGTTCAGGAAAAGCATGAAAAAGGTGAGGGAGAAGATAACCGTCGATGCCAAGATAAAGGCGATGGAGGCGTTCTGGAGCGTCTGCGATTACGCCTACTGGCCGTACGGGGGAAGAGGGGTGCCCGGAATGAGACCCAACTGTTCCGCTTGTGGTGAGGAATGTAAATTACAATGCCCGAAAGGGAAGGAATTTAAAAACAAAATAAGATGAGTAAAATTAGAAGTGTATTGGCGAAAGTCATTTCGTTTGCCTCTGAGCAACCTATGAGTTATAACGAGGCGTTTGATTTACTTGAGGATATAGATACGTGCAAGGTCAAGATCTGGCTGGAAGAAGGAGCTAAGATGCCTGAATACGCCCATGAGGATGACGCTTGCATGGATTTGTTTGTTAAGAATATAGAACTTGACAGTGGTAGGATCATATACCATACTGGCGTACATGTAGCCTTACCTGAGGATTATGAGATGGAGATCCGCCCTCGTAGTAGCATAACCAAAACCAAGTCCATTATCCAAAACGCCCCGGGAACTGTTGATGAAGGATATAGGGGTGAGATTATGGTAGTATGTAGACGTATAGATCGCTATGGAGATCCTTCTTATTCGGCAGGGGATAAGGTAGCTCAATTGCTTATCCGTAGACGGGAACGCATCGTATGGGATCAAGTGGAGTCGTTAGAAGACCTTGGAGAATCAGAGAGAGGAAATGGTGGGTTTGGTAGTACTGGGAAGTAATTAATGCCTTATGAGTGGAAGAGTTAAGATAAAGTCAAAGGATAAGGATAAGAAACCTAAGATCGATATATTTAAGGTAATAGAGAACAGGTTCAAGAATATGAACGAGCTTCGGGATCTGATAGACATGGATCCAATGAAAGGGCTGGTCAGGATCCGGGACGGGGCCGGCTTCAGGGAGGTAGAGCGGGGAGGATGCCTACACCTGAACTACCTTAACCTGTTGGAGGAGGAGCTGGGAGCTAAACTATCAATAGATCTGATTGATAAGTATGTTAAAAGAAAATAGCACATCACCTACCCTAGTAATTACCTAGGGTAGGTTCGTTTTATATACCGAAGTGTCTACCACGATCTGGTTATCCAGATCCTCAATCAACTCAATGATTTCATCCCTTATATCGTAAGAAAGCAAGATCGGGATTATGGTTAGCATAAAAGATAGTATGATTAAATAATTACAAAATCGATAGTAATTCATTGTAAAATCATAGAATTATTTATATATTTGATATATTAAATGAATTGATAATGAGTCTAATAAAGCGTTCATATAAATATCGTATGTATCCGAACAAAACACAAGAAGAACTTCTTGCAAAAACATTCGGATGTGTTCGTGTTATATGGAACGCTTGTGTTGACTCATTTAACTCATACGATAAAGAAACAAACCCTAATCCGAAATTCCCGACAAAGTCGGATCTTGTTATTGAAAAACCTTGGTTAAATGAAGTATCGGCAGCTACCTTACAGCAGAAGCAACGGGACTTTATCGAGTTCTCCAGACAGTACTTCAATAATAACAGGAAAGAGAAATTCGGTAGACCGAATTATAAAAATAAACACGACAATCAGTCGTTTAGATTGCCATTTCCGAAGTTTAAAATCGCTGACAATAAGATCCGGATCGAAAAGATCGGATGGATTAAGATTGTTATTGATCGTGGAGTTCCATACAACGCTCGTTTTATCTCCTGTACCGTTTCAAAGAACCGTGCTGGTCAATACTTCGTATCAGTTCTTGTAGAAACAGAACAGTGCTACAAACAGAAAACCGGTAAAACAGTCGGAGTTGATCTTGGGGTAAAAACATTGGCTACATTGTCTGACGGAATATCTGTTGAAAATCCTCATTTTCTTCGCGATAACCAAGCGAAGTTAAAAAGGATGCAACGGCATTTATCAAGAAAGAAATTAGGAAGTAATCGAAGAAACAAATGCAGGCTAAAAGTATCAAGACTTCATTGTGATATAGCCAACAAGCGTTCATGGTACATGCATAATTTGACCACGATGTTGGTAAATAATTACGATGTTATCTGCATTGAAGATCTAAATGTTTCCGGTATGCTACAGAGCCACAAACTTGCCGGTTCTGTATCTGATGCTTCTTTCTCGATGTTCCGTAACCAGCTTGAATACAAGTGTAGGTGGTATGGTAAAGAACTGATTGTTATAGATCGTTTTTACCCATCATCAAAAACATGTTCAAGATGTGGTGGGAAGAATAAAGATCTGAAATTATCGGATCGAACATTTGTTTGTAAAGATTGTGGCTTGGAGATCGACAGGGATCTCAACGCCGCAATAAATATACAAGCCGTAGGAGTTGATGCGGCTATACGGACGCAGAGCAGCCGGGTTGCCGGTTGTGTTGAAGCGTCTAAAATGGAGTAGGATATCTTAGTTATTTCTATGATTTTCTATAAAATTTACAACTATGGTTTATTATCCTGCTGATATGACGGATGCTTAATCCCGTCCTGTCCTTTATCTTACCATATACGTAATTCCTTGATACGACCGTAGCCAAATCACCTAGCTCATTAAGTATCTCGTCATACATCTTGTGTATCTCGTTGTTGCGGATAACCGTACTATCCCTTACATTTATCTTCTCGATATCGTCATCGCAGAAGAAGATCTTGATTTTATGTAGTGTGTCTCTAAACATGATTGTAGTTTTGTTCCAAAGATATGAATTTTTGATATCCGGTCAAAGACAATACATGGAGAAGCCAAAAAGAACGGGGGGGCGGTGGTAGGGCGGGGGAGGCCCGGAAGGACGAGGTCTCCCTCCTTCCCTTGGGATTACACTATCCTTACCGTTACTCGATAGTTACCATGAGAACTTTCCCCATAGGCATAAGATTCACATCCCGAACAAAGATCAGTTACTATACAATTATCGTTTGATACATAATCACCATCCCAACTTACATAACTTTCATCTAAAACATGAGTCTGTAATTCAGATCTGTAAGTGAAATTAATGATCTCCCCAGGATCTTTTATCTCCGTTACAGGAACAAAATTAGTTATCCTATTCCCGTATATCACCTTATTAGCCAACTCGCAATGCATACCCGAATTATATTGATACGTAAGGGTTCCCTCTATAATACCTCCACTTATGCCCAAAATAACATTGTACTCATTTTTCGGATTTAGATATGATATCTGCCCACTTATGCTTATAGTTTTTATCTTCTTATTGCGATATATATCAAGATAAGAGCTGTTAAAACCATGTTGATATGGCTTCCCATCAATATATATATCTACAACGCCAAGACACATATTCTTGTTTATATTAACGCGGTAGTGGATCTTACCGGGAGAAGAAGTCCTGCGCCTAAACATACCCCCTCCTTATCTGAGGGTTAAAATACCCCCCCCCCATATATTCAACTTCTTTATTCATGATATGTTATGTTTTAATTATATCGCAAATATAATAAAATTAATGAGAAGGTCGTGAGGGGACGATGAATGGATTTGATGGGGATATAAGGGATATGTTGGGATGCGCATCACATGTAGAGGTATGCGGGATATGCGGGATATGCGGGATATGCGGGATATGCGGGATATGCGGGACGGACCACCTCCCCGAAATCGGGCCGTGGGGTCTGCCGTTTTTTGGACCGCCCCCCCAATCCACGAAGGGCGGGGAAAAGGAACGGCAAACGCCAGCCAACCAAAAAGGAATGCTTATTTTCCATTTAAATTGTTGATTATCAATGATATAAATCAATATTTTAATATACATTTACATTCGATTAGTTTTATTATATATAATCGTTGAATTTTTATTGTAAAATATTTGTTTGGAAATAAAACATATATTATATTTGCAATGTGAGATAACAATATTAACAAACAAGGCGTGCTAGGTGCCTATATAAGTCCCTAGGGCAAGGGCGATTTAATATGAAAGCAAAAGATTTGAATCGAGTACAAAATGCAGTGAAAAAGTCGGAGTCTGAAACTTTGACGGGTGCGATAAAATCTTGGTGCAGATTGTTTAATAGCAAAAAAGATGTTATGGATATTATCAAAGAAAACAATATTGAAGTTTCAAAAGATGTTATCCCGTCTTTAGTCGCTTTGGCTAAAGATAAAGAATTGGTTATTACTATTTGTAAAGAAATTCTTGCAAATATAGATGGCGTATTTTGCCAATATATAGAAATAGAAAAGATTTACAATGATGAAAATGAATCAGCCAACAATAAAATAATGTTAGCTGAAAAACAAGCTCAGAAAATTCTTTTGGGCACAACACATAAAGCTTTTGGCTATTGTGCCCCTATTAAATACTCTGAGGATAAAAGCGGTTATTTCGTTATTTACAATAACGAAAGATATAAATCTACTCGAATGGCTACTAAAATAACGAATTTTTCGTTTTCATTGATAGCCAAATGTATCACCTATTATCTTACTCACGATAAAAATGTAAGATAATATTAAGATGTCCTTATATCTTTATATATAGGGGCATTATGGTGGCGATATCTGTACGTTCACGCCGTGCCACTGATTTAGACTAAACAGATAAGATATTTAACATATTGATACATAGATATGCGAATCGGTAGGGTATCGAGAGTTCGTATAAATAGGTTGCCGACTAATAGTGTGATCAGGCGTTCTCCTAGTTCAGGGGCGTGCCGTTATTCTTGGCTATGTATCAAGGCTGGTTAATACGTCCGGTCAACCGGATAGGCCATGTAAAAACATGGGGTATATTGGTGTATATACGCATGTATAGGGCGTATGTCCATGTGTAGCGAGAGCAGCACGCATGGAGTGCATTACGGGGTTATAACCGTACCAATATATCAATGCAATAACATATAGGGTTGCTTAAATATTTGTATGTTATATGTATTAATTAAAATAACAACCCTTACAAGGGTATTTTGTGCGGTTAAATTGACGGACAAAGTGCGCCTTGTCGGTACGTATCACGGGCAACGTATGTACGTATTTGGCTTCGTTCGTTCGGGGCAAAGGGACAAAACCAAAGGGAATCGGGCGGGTGTGGTGCGTCCGGCTGGCCGTTTTGATAACGGCGGCTTTGTGACTTCATAGCCATGCCGTATTCTTATTGGTGTAATTAAATTAATATATTATGTACAAAAAGAAATTCGATAATTTGAATAGGAAACTATCTATTCAAAAAGAAAAGGCTTTAGAGGCTGTAAGAAAGTCTCAAATGGAGTTTTATATTGAGCTTACCAAAGATCTATACAAGTCTAATAAATTAGATTGTAGTAGAGATTCTGATAAATGTAGGCGGAAACGTGTTAGTTATATGGCAAACAAATTACGACAATAGATCGTTTGTTTTTATTTGATTTTAAAGTTTGTGCCCTTCTGTACTGTAGTGATATAGGACGGAAGGGCTTTTTTGTGTCTAATTTTACAAAATGACAGCATAATCATATGTTCTGCTTACACATAAAAGTGTTGAGGCGGTAAATTTTAAGCCTTAATTATAAATATGTAAGTAAAATACTTTATTATGTATCATTTTGTATATGTCTATATCCATACGGGCGGGTGAATTGTACCCTTATGCATGGATTTGCGCTTGAATCGATCCTAAAAGGTATATAATAGGCGGTACTTATTGTATATTTTTTATCTATATCTAGACTTATCTTTCCTTAGAGGTAGCTCTAGGGATTGATATATATTATATTATTGATACCCAATTAATTATGTTATTTGTGTTCAATTTTAAAGTCACGGTTACTTATTGTATATTTTTATGGGAATATTGATATATTTTGTGCTTACCTTGTTTTGTTGGTATATGGCGTTTGAGTTGGGGCTGTATGTTATAGCTACGGGCGACGCTCTGCCTTTAATCATAGTTATTTTATTGGCTTTATTATCAATACATTGTATTAGGCAAGTATGTAAGGCAATCAAGAACAAAGACCTCGATATCCTAGACTGAATCAGCGTTCCACGTGGAACAAAGTATCGGAAGGTCTTGGGTTTTCGTGGGAATTTCGAGGGAGATTTGGGATTTGCGTGATGGGACACCTCTAAGCAAGGGAACGCCTTTCGAGCAAGGGAACGCCTTTCGATCAAGGGAACGCCTTTCGAGCAAGGGAACGCCTTTCCAAATAAGGAAAAACACCAACAAACAAGGGAAAAACCTTTCGAGCAAGGTAAACGCCTTTCAAGCAAGGGGTATCTTCCGATCAAATGTAAAAGTTTGCAAGTGGTAGGAGTTTCTCGTCAAGGCAAGGCAGTTGTGAGTGATGGTGGGTATGGTGTTATTGGTGGTGGATATTGTTTATTAGTATGGGGTGATGCGGAGGAACCCAAGGGAAAACGGGGGCGGCGATGGCGTGGGGTTGGCCCCGCTGGTCGTCCGTCTCTGTTTCCATTTGGCGGTAGTATAATATTAAAATCTGATATTGATATGACAAGAGAAGAAGCGAGAAACGTATTTGGCGGTAGTATAGTAAATGAGTTGCTGTCGCTGGGGGCTGAGCCTACCAACGTGGTAAGGCAAGACGGGTTGATAGAATGGAAAAGTGATGGATATATAGAGGTAGGAGGCGTACAGGTATGGGGCTACTATTACTTTGAGGATGGGGAGGACGTTGATAGATGTGATTGGGCGGATCATATGGAGATAGAGATAGAGGAATGTTGGATTTAAAATCGGTTGATATGAGATTCATGTATTTAACGGAGCTTAGTGGAAAGGATATATACGTAGGCGACAAGAAGTGCAAGAGAGTAAAAATATATGTAGGCAGGCCGTTGAGGGATACGCCTAAAACCTATAAACAAATAGGCGGATTTGTAGCAAAAGAACTATCCAACGCTTATAACAGCGGTTGTGTTTCCATCTATGAAGCAAAGGATAAAACGCTCAGATATTCGGTTTATCGAGACGGTTGTTTCTATCCTTATTACGGGAAATTAGAGGTGGCAGAATAATACCAAGGGGAACGGGCGGCTGATCTGCGTGGCGATACCTTCGCTGGTCATGCGCCGTCCTGTCTCGTGGGACGAGCTTAAAAAATGAAGATATGAGAAAATTGCAAAAAGAACTTTTAAATAAAAAGATGTCATTGCATCAGGCTCTTATGTCGATGGATGTATTGAATCCTGATTATGACAAATTGAAACGGGAGGTGAATCGTTTTGACGACATATACGATAGATATATGTCGTGTTGTGGCTATACTAGATACTGGTATATAGCTGGGAATAACTACTACGGAGATTATCATGTGGTTAGTGTCTGGTTGAAAGGCGATCGTAACACTTTAGCGGGGTATAAGTTATATACCAATAGAATAGAGTCTGAGTTAGTATGTAATCATTTAATAACTGATTGACATGTATAATATAGAATTAAAGGCTATCAATGGAAAGGGGAATTAATGTAAAAGCCTTAATATTTAAGGGTAAGAAAGAGATTATCCTATATACGGATGCCATAGGTACGTCGGATCTGGATTCCCCGTATATAAGTATTGACACTGAATGGGTTGGCAGGATATTCAAGCATTTCCCGGGAAAAGCGTGGAATAATACTATCATAAACATGAATATATGTGTTGAGTACGGGACTGGTGATATATGGTATTCTAGGGTAAGGACATTTGAGGGAGGCTGTTGTTCGGAATATATTCTTACATCTCGAAAACCTAGAAAGAATAACCGGAGAGAGTTTGTGAATAATCCTGAAGATCAATTATTGGGTTTTGATACGGTAAGGGAGACTGTATTTGGGATGAAGAAAGAATTGAGCATTGATGAGAGTGTTAATGTGAAATTCGATTATGAGATTATTTGAGGTGGTTAATGATACCAAGGGGAATGCGGGCGGCTGCGGGGAGGCTGGACAGGCCTTGTCGCCAGCGCCGTTCCTTTTCCCTTGGCAACAATAGGAATAAATATGGACGAAATAGAACTACTAAGATTACAAGATGAAGCGCTATCTTACCTTCGTGATAATATTACAAAGGATGAGGCGTATTATGTCCTTACGACTGACAAGGATATGATAGAGATTCTTATAGCTGATAAGAAGGACGGAAGCAAACGTATCAAGATTCTTGATATGGAATATACTATCGAGAAGGATGATATGTTATTGTTATTCGATACAGATGGGATAATAGACGAATGTCTTTTGGTTGCCAGCTACATAGGGGTAAATATGTATTTTCGCAGGCAAGATGTCAACGCTATTTTGAATAACATCAACAGAGAGAAAGTTATGGAATATCCTTACATAGCTATTCAGTTAGATAATATACGAACTATAGAAAAACGTAGGGTTGTTTTTGAGATCACCGGGCATAGGATGGATGATAACAAAGAGAGAATAGATTTTATGTTTATTTATTTTATGGCAAGATTATGCGTATAAGAAGAACTGTAAAGGAAAGGAATATTGTAAAGGTATGGGTATTCGGGTACGATCGGAAACTTATAAAATCGGCGGCGGATTCCGGATTCAGAAGTATGTCGGATGTAATATCGTACGCCAATAATATGGCCGGTGATAAGCCCATTGATCATATTAGGGTATCGAATGAGTCCCGTGGATGGTGTGGATCATATACTAATTATGGTAAAATGATAGATTAGCTCGATAGGAGGATATGATATGAGAAGGATTATAAAAAAGAAAGACGATATCAAGGTATCTATATTTAACGGGTGTAGGTTGGCTCGTGTTTTCATTGATTCTGGGTATAGGAATATAGCTATGGTGATAGCCGATTGCAATAGAATAGCTAATGGTTGTTATCATATACATCATATTGAGGTGGTAAATATGGATAGGGAATGGTATGGCACATATACCGCTGATGGGAAGAAAATTAATTAATATAAATAACATCATGAATAATATCATAGAGAACAATGATGGGGTAAAAAGAAAGGTAAGGGTATATGATTTCGGCGAGAAGGTCGCTGATAGATATACTATTGTATGCGTAAGTGACAGGAATAAAGATTCAAGAGGAATCTTATTTTATCCGATGTTCACTTGTAACGAAAACCCGTCGCATCCGCAAGGAATAGGGATGTATGTAGGGGACTATTATCCTCATAAGGGAGGTATGTACAACTTAGGGAGAAGGGTGAAGGATATAATGTCTTTGCCTAAAGAAGTGATTAGATACATAAAATGGGTAACAACAACATGAATGAAATAGTTTACAACAATTACGATTTGGTTGCTTTCGAGCAGAATGGGGAAGTGGTAGTAGCCGTAACATTCTACAGGTATTACAAGAAGAAAGCTAAGGGCGAGGTTAATTATAGATGGAGAACCAGATGCCCGGAGTTGGTGGATAAGATTGTAAGACACCGTACCAAGGTGTTTACCGGCCAGCTTATTCAGTTAGCGAAGGCGTATGGGGAGAAAAGGGTCATTAAATATCAAAAACAGGAGGAAGAGGTATGTCAAAATACGACAGGGACGCTATAGAAATATATATACTAGATCATATAGATACTGATAATTACAAAAAGCAGTTTAGATATGATAGGGAGTATCTGGCTTTTATGCTTAACGTGTTTAAGGATGAGTATAAAGAACATATCAAAAGGGATGGGATTAAGAAAGCTTTCGAGGACTATATAATGAGCGTTCCGTCTATATTCAGGATTCATATAGCGGATTGCGATATCAGGTATTTATTACGTTCATGGGAAGTGGAGTTCGATGATGATGATGAGATATACATCTTGTATAAAAAGATCATAAGGGAGGTCTTCTTTAAGATGTGTAATGATATGAACATTAGATTTTAGTTTGTTAATATTGTGACCATGACCTTGGCGGGGTGGAAGGATATATCATAATCGTACGTGTGCGGATATGATCCGGGGTCGGTTCCCGGCACCTTGGCATAACTTAAATGTAAGTAGTATGGAAGATAATATTTTAAAAAGAGCGGCAGCGGAATTAAAAGAAGCCGGTTGCAGGGTTTTCGCATGGCAGGATGATACTTATAATAGAGGTTGGAGTAAGGGTGATTATATAATGTTGTATTACGCCTTCCCTGATTCACCCAACATCGGGTATCTGAGTCATGGAGAATATGGAATGAGTGTAGCATATAGTAGAGCCTATATACCGAGCCGTGGAAGTGGATCGGGATGTGGTATCAAGGAGGGAGCTACGTTCGACCTTGCGACGGCACTGGATGTGCTAAACGAGCCATTACCTAGGTGGTGCAAGTCTTATGGGGTTTATCCAGAACAATATAAGGATATTGGTAGATGGTACAATAGCGATAATTATAACAAAAAAATATTTAAGGAAATTTGATATGGAAGTAAAAGATTGGGAAAATTTGGTTTTGAATACAGAAGTAGGATCACATTGTTTTGTTACGCTGATTGATGATAAGGACATCAGTAGAGGTTATGCGCAAATCAGACGTGCGGAGCATTTCGGGTATAACATCTGTTTTACAAGGTTATACGGGAATAAGTTCTATTTCGAAAAGATAGAGGAAGGACGTACGCAACAATATATCAATAGGAGGAAATAAAATGGTAATAGAGTTTGATTTCGAGATATACAAAAACGGAGATTACGATAAGGTATATCTACGTAACGGAAAAGAGGCAAGAGTATTATGTGATAATGGGAAGGGTAATAGTCCTATGGTCGTGATGATTGAGGATGATAAAGCGGATGATTATATTATTCTTCGTTATAACGAAACTGGCAGGAGGAATATCAATGGTCAATCGGGTCTCGATCTTATGTTATCGGTAAAAGAACGGGAACCAGAATTATGGGTTGTTGTCATATCTTATATGGATAATAAGGATAAGAGACAAAAGATGGTCTTACCTAATTTTTTCTCAAGGAATATAAGAGGAAATGTATATCTTCAAGGAAGCTCTAAATCAAGTGTATCATATTATGTTGATAAGCTAGAAGAAGATGGGTGCTTCGATGAGCTATGCGAGAAGATAAGGGTAAAGAGAGATCGCATTTATAACATGGGAATAATATCACTATCAGATGACGAGACGGCAGTTTAACCAGTTGATAAATGATCTGGACGGTAAAAACCCGTTTATCGTGTTGCATAGGGATGCCGTTGCGCCTAAATACGTAGGCGTGGAGGTCTCGAAAGAAGGCGTGGTATACAACTACTCGGTTATAAGCATAAACGACGAGTATAAGCCTAAAAAGGCTCTTATTTCGAAGATATTGGGTATAGCTGATAATCTTAATGGCGATAGCGGCTTGAAAAAGGAATGATTGAGTGTATTTATGACCATAATAATAAAAGTTGTGTACTGATACGAATGATATTGGACGGAGGATAAATATGGCAGTATGGTAATAGACAGGTTTATGTCTTAATATCATAATATTCTGCTATTATATCCTCTTTTTGGGTAAGGAGTATAATAAATAATATAAATATCTTGGATATGGATGAAATTAATATAGGTGATAAAATTATGTTTCACATAACCGGTAACTATAATATAGGGTGTGCCAAAGGAGAAAGATATATCGGAACAGTATTAAGTAGGGATCACCGATCACGCCTTCATGTGAGGGCGGAAGGCATGCCTAGAGCTTGTATTGATGAGCGGGATGTGGATAAGCTTATCGATGAGAGTATGGATTTTGATATGGATGAGGTAATACCTAATCCAGTGGCGAGGAAGTTGTATAAGCTAATGAGTAAATATATTTGCGCATTCGGATGGTTTCATGAGAGTATCAACGGCTATATCATATATGATTGTGTGATGATGAGCCGGGCTTTAAATCACAATGTTATGTATGTGTTGCATGATCATGGATTCGAGACACGGTATATTGATAGTTGTTCTTGGTGGATGACTAATGAGAGGCTGATGTCCGAGGTAACATATGAGGAGGGGGATATTCATATAGTTGTTCATGAATGCATGGAGGATTATGTGGATAATGTGAGATTTGGAGAGGAGTTTTATAAAAACAAGGAAGTATGATAAGATACTTACTCGTAACGATGATGATAATGTTGACACCGCCAAAAGGGAGCGGTGGCTTGCCCCACGCTCCAAGGCCTGCCGTGGTAGAGGCACGGGTATGGGATAAGCTGGCGGCCGCCCTGTCTTTCGTGGAGTCAAAGGATGACGATCGAGCGTATAACGCCTCATCCGGGGCTTTAGGGAGGTGGCAAATGAAAAGGATATATGTTGATGAGGTTAATAGGATATTGCGCCTTAAAAGGGAGAAAAGGAAATATAGATACGAAGATCGAACGAATCCTGTCAAGGCTAGGGAAATGTTCGAGATATATCAATCTCACCACAATCCTAAAAAGGATATAGATCGGGCTATAAAGTTGCATAGGGGATTGCATTCTCCTATGTATGTTAAAGAGGTTAAACGTAAATTAAGGGAATAATATGAATCGTGAGGTATTAATAAGTATCATTAATAGAGGTAGAATAAGGTTTATCCCAGTAAGAAGATGTTTCTTATGCAATGAATATGTAGGATATAAATTCGTTAGGATGTGTGATGGAAGTATGATACCGGTATTTTCTAGTGGATGTAGGTGTTGTGGCATAAATAATGGGACGCTATCAGAAAGGACTTGGGATGAAGTGCTTGATCTTGTCAAAACGGTACAAAATAAGCCTATGAATGAGAGAACGGAGGAAGATGAATTTATATTAAATAGTTTAATATAAGGAGGTATTGTATATGAAATGGGTGATAATAAAAGGGGTTAGATATCCTATCTCCGTGGTGTCATCCTTCGCTGCGTATTACGGGGATAATCCCTTTTTGAAGATAAGGATAAGAAACAAATATCACATAATTTATTTTGATAATATGGATTATCTGAATATTCAGATAAGGTATTTGATTAACAACTATCCTGACTTCGTGCAGATAGGGAATTGGTATATATCCAAGAAGCAGGTGATGTCGTGGGCACCCAAGGGGCAGGCCGTGGACGGGTCGGGCTGGGTCATATCCTTTTACCTGTTTTTTGGCTTGGAGAACAGTACTCAAATTAAGTTCGACAAGGAAGAGGAGTATCAAAGAGCTTTAGATTGTTTAAATGAGAAGTTCAATGTAATATTATGAGTTGTATCATGAAAACCATGATACTTAGAGGAGTATTGAGACTGATGCGGTAGATGTAGATTGGGAAACACAAGGATTCTACCATTGTAATGACGTAGGAACACTCCCAGAAAAATGTGCGGATTTTATTTTTCACAAGTATAATGATTAAACTAAAATGATATGGAAACTGCAAACAAACTAATTTATAAGCAAACAAATTATTTTAAAGAAGGACAAACGTGGGATGTTATGGAAACAGCCCAATAGGAGATACATAGAAATTGATGAGGAATACGCTTTAATGACCAAACAAACCTTTGAGGGTCTTAGAGAATATTCAGTAACGATCCCATCGGGGGAATATGAAGGGAAGATGTGGAAGGCCAATAGAGGAGGTATATGGTATCTATATTGGTATGATCATGACGATAATCCATCAATGATCAAAATAGAGCGAAGAGAAATATTGTTACTTAATTAATACAAAATAATATGGGAGATAGAGTGCAGGAAGCCAAAGAAGAAGGCATAAGACAGGGGATATGGTTAGGCATACAAAGATTGGTACATTTGGAGAAATACGACATGGCAAAACATTTTATAAAGTTATTCGGATTTGATAGAAATGAGTGTGAGATGCTATTGGACAAGAATGGTTCGGATGATAAAATGGAATCATTTATTATTCAGATGGTATTTAATAAAGACGATAAGATAATCTTGGATGATATAGGATATCATAAGATAGGATCTATATTTAAATACAATATCGATTCGAAAGAAGTAGAACTGGAGGTGGTTGAATCCAGTGACGCTAGTTGTGAAGGATGCGCATTTAATAATAGTAAGAATTATTACTGTAAGGATACCCATTGTATTGATGTAGATAGGAAAGATGATATAGACGTTATATATAAAAAGGTAAAAAGATCATGAGTTTAATAGATAAATTAGAGGATTTGGTGGTTAAGGTAGACACCGAATACCAAGAGAAGATGGAGGCGGTGATCCGGGAGATAGTTCCGGGGATGCCGGAAGGGAACGTGCGCCATGCCGCCGAGCTGATGTGCACGGACAGGATGGGGAATATGATGGACATAGATGTTTATATATTAAGGGAAGAAGATAGGCCTTATGAATGCCATTATCTAAAGGATCTATTGGAAGATAGGGTAGCTAGAATAGATAAGATGCATGAGGATAAAAGTTACACATACAATATAGATGATAATTATTGGTGCGCTACATGTGGTTCCCATTCTCATAAAAAGGATTCTGAGACAGGGTATTGCTGGCATTGCGATACGGTTAATTGGGTTAAAGAAGATGGAGCAGATGTTAGGGTATAATTACCAAAGAATAAATATGAATGATAGGAGAAAGGATAGTATTAACTATTAATAATGTTTATTTAATTTAATTCAAAAACAAAATGTCTACTTTTGTAGACACATAAAAATTATATATATGGAAAAGAGTGAGTTTGTAAAGAAATTGGAGAAGATCATCGATATGGTTAAGACCGAAGATGATGGTTTCGAGTATGGTGGCAAAGTCATTTTCTATAAAGAAGATGATAGTAACTATGAAGTCTCGGTAATGAACATTGAGATGAATTTGGAAGTAGAAGCCAATGTTATGGCTGGTATGGATGATATGGATTTTACCTGCCTTATGAGTGAGGTTTATAAACAAAAGGTGGCAAAGGCTATAATGATGGAGAAGGATGACGATGAAGACAATTAATGAGATGACCGATCAGGAGATATATGATCTTACTGACGAGCAGATAGATAGATTGATCATAACAAGATGCGCTAAGGAGGGTGTTAGGTTTGTGGACGAACCTCCAGTTATGAAGACATACGACTACAAACCTATTTCTCCATCTAATTTCTTCTACCTTTTAGAAGGATTGAGCATAGCTGTTTTTAATCAGGATGATGCTATTAAAATAGCTAAGTTCTTAAGTAAGTTTGATTTATACAAGACTACATACGATTTCACTATATCCAATGATAAGATATATAATAAGTTGGATATAATCAATATCAAACATATTCCAATGTTTGATACGAAAGATGAGGAATCCTACAAATCTATAAAGGACAAGAATAATAAGATTGAGGAGGAGTATAAAGATCAGGTAGATAAATACAAGAAGGATATAAAAAGAATGAGTGAAATCCATGCCGAGATCTGGTCGAAGGTAATCGATGTAAGAAATAAGATTGATCATATGAATCATCTTAGATTCCTTTTTGTAAAGGAATATCTTCCGTTGGTGGATCATGATACGAATACGGCTATGACGTTTTTTAAGAAAGCTTATGACGTGGATGATGATACGGAAAGATATATTCGTGAAGGGATAAAGGATTACCCATTGTTTAACAACAACATAGATTAATAAGATGCACAATTGGTTTAAATGTACGGTTTCTTATGAGACCGATGCCGAGAATGGCATGAAGAAGAAGGTTAAGGAAGAATATTTAGTAGATGCTCTTTCTTATACCGAGTGTGAAGCTAGAATCATAGAGGAGATGAAACCGTTTATCTCCGGTGAGTTTAGTGTTGATATCAAACGATTCCGGATAGCGGAATTATTCGCCATGGATGGAGACCGGTTCTATAAGGTCACGGCTGATTATATTACGATAGACGAGAAATCGGGGAATGAGAAACGCAAGGCGTTTAACTACATCGTTCGGGCCAATGACCTTGATCATGCCAAAAAGAATTTCGAGGAAGGCATGAAAGGAACCATATCAGATTTCGTTGTCACTTGTATCAAGGAAGAGAAGAAACTGATGGACTTCTATGAGTTTGATGGTAAGATCAGGAATCCGGAGAAACATGAGAATAGTAAGCAATAAAGCTAGCTATGAGACCACATCATCCGTCGCCGAGAAGTTGATGGAGATAAGCAAGATGGAGGGTACGATTTATCGTATCCTCACATTGTCTAACAAAACTTATCTAGCTTCTAAATTAGGATATAGCAGATCGGGGTTCTATAAGAAGATACAAAACAGGAGTTTTAATATCCGGGAACTAGCTCAGATATTCGACACGATCATCAATTTCAAGGATCAGGATTGGACGAAGGGCAAAATAGATAGGCTTAAGAGATATAGAGCCATGAGCCTCATGGAGTTTAATAAAAGTTATAAAAAGAAAAAAGCGTAAACTACCCGTAAACTAAAGATTTATGGGCTTTAGACGTAGAAATATCATCATGTATAGAACACGACAACAATTCCCATCTTTCATGGGTGTTTACATACCCCCATGTAGCAATATTTCTAGCAGCGTTAATGTCCGCATCTGCAATATTGCCACAATATTTACAATGGAATCGCTTCCCATTGCGAATACCTATATGTTTGCATTCATGGCATGTTTGCGAGGTATAAGCCGGAGGGACGGCAATGATCTTAACTCCATTCATCTTGCATTTATATTCAAGAAAGGAACGAAGCTGATAAAAACTCCACGAGTTACTTCTTCTTCGAAATGTTTTGTTTCGTCTTTTGGAGTTCATGCCGAATCGGATATTTTTAAGATCCTCGATAGCGATACCCTTGTTTTCTTTCTTGGCCTTCGCAACAAGCCATTTGCTAATACTGTGATTCACGATGGTAGCGAATCTTTTCTCACGTCCTCTCAACCGTTTCAGCAACTTATGGCAGTTGCGGATGCCTTTGGACTGAATAGAAGCTCTTACCTTATTATATTTGTCTCGTATATTTTTGACCTCATTGGAAGAAATACTGGTTCCATCAGAGATAGAAACAATATCTGTGATTCCCATATCAACACCAATAAAATCCTCTGCATCCTCTTCTTCCTCATCTGGGATCTCTATCGTTTGATAGAGATAGAATTTACCCTTGATAAGGACGAGGTCGGCTTCTCCTTTTGCGAATTGCATAAGATGAGGACGATAGCAGGTATATGCTATTTTCTCACGCCCTCCAATAAGCGAGATGGAGCATATGGATTTTGGAATATTGTAGGAGAGAACACGACTATCGTATGTAATAGCCCCAAATTCACGGAAACATCTTTGTTTCTTTCTATCAAGCTTATACGCATCTGCGACCTTGCTGATAGCGCGTACGACAAGCTGAGAGGAAAGGCGATACGTTTCCTTTATTGGATAGTAAACCTCCTTATGCAGACCAAATTGCTTAAATACACGTCGCTCCCACGCTATTTGAGAAATAGCGTTGCAAGCCTTATTGAAAACACTAAATGTATCTTTCAACATTTCGACTTGCTTGCATGTTGGAAGCAGCTTTATTTGCAATGTCAATTTCATACAGCAAATATACTAAAAATATCTAATTGTCAAATATTTGAAATAAATTTATTAATCAAAGAAGGGATAGTGGTTCAATCCCTCCCACGAGATAAAGACTTGCGGGTTTCCTTGAACCTGTTTTATGAAGGGTAGGATGTTGCCGTGTGAGAGGTGCGGCAGGATGGTAGCCATAAGGAGCAAGGGGTTGTGCCCTGCGTGCCGGGCTAGGGAACTACCGCCAAAGGAAAGGACGGCGATACGAGTGAAGGCCAAGCCGAAGGGACGAAGCCTCAGCGTCTTTTTTGGCGCTCATGTGGCAAGATTAAGTATGGTAAGAAGATCCCTTACGGGGATGTATATACCATGCCCCGGAGTAGGCAATATATGCCACTTATATCCTAAACGAAGATATAAGTCTGTCGCTGAGGATAATGATAATGTTATTTATTTGACGATAGACGAACACACGAGGTTTGACTATCTGCTAGACACGATGGATTTTGGCCGGCTTTTAGAGGAGTTCGGTGACACATGGCTTTTAGTGGCCAAAAAGATGAGGGATCTCGTACCTAAAGTCGAGGAGGATGGTAAATTAAAAACCAGATTATTATTATGGATAGAAGAAAACAAAGATTACTTCTAGCTCTCGGATACGAGGCTATAAGTGACACGATATATAATAACGGAACGATTATGGAAGTCATAAGCGATCAGGAATCGTTTGATGACATGAGAATCCGTTTATCTAAAAGGCATCATATGGTCATCACGGATGATGGAGTGGTAATAAAGGCGAGTTTTGATAAAGAAATGAATGAGCATGCGCCATCATATTACTGGCGATCATCACTTCCAATATTAAGGGCATATCATACAGATCCTAAATTTACCGCATTCTTTGGCATATTAGACGTTTTATCAATGGTTCCGAAGGAAGATATCTATGAGGAAGAAAAGCCTGTTGACGAGCCTAAAAAAGAGCCTGATGAGGAGATAGAAATTGAGTATGATCTGGAGACTGAGCAACAGTATTATGCCGCTGAATGGATCAAGGATATCCCGACACCAGTCTTATACAGAATGACCGTGGCTGGCAAGCGTGTTTATTATGAAATGGGAGCTGATGGATACCCTATCATATATGATGGGGCTACCAATAATATTGCGAATGGGTATTGTGATACTTCCGGGGCATTAGAAAAATGGAAAAATGAGATGAGACTCAAGGGTAAGGACCCAGACGAGTACGCTAACTACCGGGCTGACTTGGGTACGATCATGCATTACTTATTTGGATTGTATCTGACGGGAGTTAAGATAAAACTGATTCCAACATGGATAAGAAAAGCTGTCAAGGAAGCTAAGTTGAGAATAGACAAGTATAGGATGGAGCGGATATTAGTGGATAATATGGATGAGTTGATAGAAGATCTAATATCATTCGCTATATTCTGTAAAGAAAGACATGTAAAACCTGTGTTGATTGAGAAGATGTTGAGGTCAAGGAGATTGAAAGTGGCTTCCTCTGTGGATGCCGTGGTGGAGATGGATAGCGAGCCGGAGATGGTGGAGATAGAGGTCGAGACAGGAGAGTTCTATAAGACTGGAGCCAAGAAAGGCCAACCTAAGACAGAGAAAAAGAAGATAAAGAGATGCAGGAGGATATTTGCTATATTGGACTTCAAATCAAACAGGAAAGGCAATTTTTATGATGAGTATGCTTTCCAGCTTGAGTTATATAGAAGAATGATAATGGAGAACTACGGAAAGATATTGGAGATAGAGGAGATATATAACTTCGCTCCGGGTGATCCTACCGCCAAGACAAGCCAATATAAACTGAAGAGACAAACTGATAATCCTATACTTAACATGGCTACAGTCGTATATCTCCAAGGTAAGTATAAGTTCGAGAAAACCAATTATACGGTTACATCAAGAATAGGATCTTTGGATATAGAAAGTGATTTTGAATTGAATAACTTGATAAGAAAAGAATCACTGAGAGATTATATTTATCGAATCATGAGTGAGAGGATAGGATAATGGGGTTTAGGGAATTTGACAAGAGCGTTCACAGATATGAATTGGATCATAGTAAGCCAAGAAGAAAGCTGACGTGCCCGCAATGCGGCAGGGATAGATGCTTTACGCCGTACGTAGATGTAACCACCGGACAGATAGTAGGGGAGCAGTTTGGAGTATGTGATCACAAAAATAAATGTGGTTATTTTAAATATCCAACAGGCAATGAGCTTGGGAGCAATGATCTTTTTACCGATTCAAACAAAGTATTAAGGAGGTACAGACCTCCCGTGGATCCGGATATAGCCAACTGCATTCCGGTAAGCAAGATGTTTGAGACGCTTAATCCTTTCGAGACATCTGATCTTCAGGATTATCTATCCAATATATTCGGATCGTATCATACCAATAGGGCATTTAGCTTGTATAAGGTGGGGATGATGAGATTCGGGGACTGGGGTAAGTGCTGTGTGTTCTGGCAACTGGATAAGAATTGGGTGGTGCGGACCGGGAAGATAATGGACTACGGGCCTGACGGGAAGAGGGTAAAGGTTCCCATGGATCACGTATGTTGGGTGCATATACTGGACGGTCAGGATTACCTGCTTAGGCAATGCCTGTTCGGGGAGTTCCTTATCAACTTCTATCCCAATGACGCTCCGGTGTATATAGTAGAGTCAGAGAAGACGGCTGTTATCTGCAACATCGTGTACCCTAGTAGGTTGTTCATGGCCTGTGGCGGTATCCATATGTTGAAGAGGGAGATGGTAGAGACATTGGGTAGGAGGCGGATAGTCCTGTACCCGGATAAGGGCGACGCTTTCAACGAATGGAGAAAGAAGGTGGACAAGGATATGAGGGGGATGAATATAGAGATAAGTGATTTTCTAGAATCAAAACCCAATATAGATGAGGGGATGGATATAGCGGATTATTTTATAATTAAACAAATTTACAATAATGGCAAAGGTAGTTGATAATTACAAGGGATTCAAGGTGCTTGAAATAACAAGACAGGAGATGATGGATAAGCTTACCAGATATGGGTGCTTAGGTATTTGCGATATGTGTAACAGACCTACAGCCGTAGGTTATTACGTGGCGGTGATCAATCAATGGATGTGCAAGGACTGTTACAATGATTTCATCAAGCCAATTGACAGGTATGAGGAGGACATGAAAATAGAAAACAAGAATTTTAATAGATTCTGCAATCTATTTAATGTTAAGATGGAGGAGACGGAATGAAAGAATTGTCTTTAGCCCAGAAAGCTATGTTAAACGGGTCCATATGCCCATACTGCAAGAACCCGTCCACTATGATAAATACGGTAGAGGGGAAGCAAGTAGGGTGCGAGAAGTGTGGGGCTTGGATGAGGTCTGATTCGATGGGTAAACCAGTAGGGAGATTGGCGAAACCAGAGCTTCTTAGGGCCATGGATATAACAGCTATTGAGATCGATAGGTTCTTGAAAGAGTCGAGTTATGAAAGGAAAAACTTTTACAAAGAGTTATCCAGTGAGCTAGGAATACCAGAAGAGCATGTGTCTCCGTATAAGATGTCCTTATTATCATTGCTTAATGTTATGAGACATATCAAGGTATATGGGAAGAACCATATACAGATACATGAGGGTACCACGATAGGTAAGGCTTGCTCTAGGCACGGAGCGGTGGCGATCGGGAGTAACGCCTGCCACGGATGCCCGGAGTTTCTGTTTCATGTGGTAGACAATACAACCAATACGGTAGTCTGTGATACAGACATGAGTTATGGAGATTATGTAGGTGAAAACAAATAAATTTGGGCAATAATATCAATAGAATAAAAAATGAAAGTAATTTTTATTCATAAGCCAACAGAATTTTATGTTGGAGGATCGGTGTACAACAAATCTTATTGCAAGGATAAGATGATAGAAAAAGGCATCAGCGAGAACCGGGCAGAGATGCTTAGTGATATAATAGGTCCATACGTATGTGTGTGGGAGATAAAGGACGGAGATGATCCTTACGAGAGCATGAGAAGCAGACTCGGAGATAAAGCCTCATATTTAGATGGAGAGGATATTATCGTAGAGGATTATAATTATGACGAGGAGGACGAGGATGGGGAGATCGACTGAATACTATAGGACACATCCGGAGGCCAGAAGAAAGAAAGCCGAGACGGATAAGAAGATCAACGCCCGCCCTGAGCAGAAAGCCAAGAGACGGGAGTTGGGTCGCAAGAACTACAAGACCGATAAGTTGAAAGGTAAAGCCTATCGGAAGGGAAAGGATTTATGCCATACGGCTAAAGGGCTTAGATATAAATCAAGATCAGCTAACAGAGGGTCTAAATCCGATACGGCTGGCGATAGAAACGCAAGAGGGTGAGTGAGGATAGGATATGGAGGTCATCCAAGGAGATTATCATGGATGCCTATGAGAGGATAAGAAAGTATCAGTCGGGAGAGCTTCTCCCGGCTCGTACTGGATACGCTTATCTTGACAAGGCGTTGCTGGGCGGGTTCTACCCACAACATGCGGTGGCTATCGGCGCTAGGCCCGGAGTGGGCAAGTCTTA